AAAAACTCCAAACAAGAAAAACTCCAAACAAGAAAAACTCCAAACAAGAAAAAACACCTCCAAACAAGAAAAAAACACCAACAAACAAGAAAAACACCTTTCGAGCAAGGGATATCTTCCGATCAAATGTAAAAGTTTACAAGTGGTAGGAGTTTCCGGTCAAGGCAAGGCGGTTGCGAGCGATGGCGGGTAGATATTGTTTATTGGTATGGGGGTGATGCGGAGGAAACCAAGGGAAACGGGAGGCGGCGATGGCGTGGGGTAGGTCCCGCTGGTCGTCCGTCCCTGTTCCCCTTTGGCGTTAGTGTAATATTAAAAATCTGATAGTGATATGACGAAAGAAGAAGCAAGAAACGTATTTGGCGGTAGTATAGTAAATAATCTGCTGTCGCTAGGGGCTGAGCCTACCAACGTGGTAAGGCAAGACGGGTTGATAGAATGGAAAAGTGATGGATATATAGAGGTAGGAGGCGTACAGGTATGGGCTTACTATTACTTTGAGGATGGAGAGGACGTTGATAGATGTGATTGGGCGGATCATATGGAGATAGAGGTAGAGGAATGTTGGATTTAAAACCGATTGATGGTAGTGGAATAACACCAAGTGGAACGGGCGGCTGTGTCACGGCGTGGCAGGCTACGGGTGTCTACCGCCGTTCTTTTTGGAGTGGTAATATAAAATACTAATAGTATGGACGAGATTACGAAATTACAAGATGAAGCGCTGCTTTATCTGCGTGATAATATCACAAAGGATGAGGCGTATTATGTCCTTACGACTGACAAGGATATGATAGAGATTCTTATAGCTGATAAGAAGGACGGAAGCAAACGTATCAAGATTCTTGATATGGAATATACTATCGAGAAGGATGATATGTTATTGTTATTCGATACAGATGGGATAATAGACGAATGTCTTTTGGTTGCCAGCTACATAGGGGTAAATATGTATTTTCGCAGGCAAGATGTCAACGCTATTTTGAATAACATCAATAGAGAGAAAGTTATGAAATATCCTTACATAGCTATTCAGTTAGATAATATACAGACTATCGAAAAGCGTAGGGTTATTTTTGAGATCACCGGACATAGGATAGATGATAACAAAGAGAAAATAGATTTTATGTTTGTTTATTTTATGGCTAGAATATTATGAGAGCGAGGAGGACTGTGAAGGAAAGAGATATTGTGAAGATATTGGTATTCGGGTATGATAGGATGCTTATAAAATCCATTAAGGATTCCGGATTCAGAAGTATGTCGGATGTAATATCGTACGCCAATAATATGGTCGGGGATAAGCCCATTGATCATATTAGGGTATCAAATAAGGCTCGTGGATGGTGTGGGTCATATACTAATTATGGTAAAAGAATAGATTAGTTTGATAGGAGGATATGATATGAGAAGGATTATAAAAGAGAAAGACGATATCAAGGTATCTATATTTAGTGGGGATAGATTGGCTCGTGTTTTCATTGATTCTGGGTATAGGAATATAGCTATGGTGATAGCCGATTGCAATAGAATAGCTAATGGTTGTTATCATATACATCATATTGAGGTGGTAAATATGGATAGGGAATGGTATGGCACATATACCGCTGATGGAAAGAAAATTAATTAATATAAATAACATCATGAATAATATCATAGAGAACAATGATGGGGTAAAAAGAAAGGTAAGGGTATATGATTTCGGCGAGAAGGTCGCTGATAGATATACTATTGTATGCGTAAGTGACAGGAATAAAGATTCAAGAGGAATCTTATTTTATCCGATGTTCACTTGTAACGAAAACCCGTCGCATCCGCAAGGAATAGGGATGTATGTAGGGGACTATTATCCTCATAAGGGAGGTATGTACAACTTAGGGAGAAGGGTGAAGGATATAATGTCTTTGCCTAAAGAAGTGATTAGATACATAAAATGGGTAACAACAACATGAATGAAATAGTTTACAACAATTACGATTTGGTTGCTTTCGAGCAGAATGGAGAAGTGGTAGTAGCCGTAACATTCTACAGGTATTACAAGAAGAAAGCTAAGGGCGAGGTTAATTATAGATGGAGAACCAGATGCCCGGAGCTGGTGGATAAGATCGTAAAACACCGTACCAAGGTATTTACCGGTCAACTTATCCAGTTAGCGAAAGCGTATGGGGAGAAAAAGGTTATAAAATATCAAAAGGAGGAGGAAGGAGTATGTCAAAATACGATAGAGACGCTATAGAGATATATATACTGGATCATATAGATACAGATAATTATGGTAAGCAGTTTAAATACGATAGGGAATATATGTCTTTTATGCTTAGTGTGTTCAAGAATGAGTATAAAGAACATATCAAAAGGGATGGAATTAAGAAGGCTTTTGAGGATTACATAATGAGCGTTCCGTCTATATTCAGGATTCATATAGCGGATTGTGATATTAGATATTTATTACGTTCATGGGGAGTGGAGTTTGATGAGGATGATGATGAGATATACATCTTATACAAGAAGATCATAAGAGAGGTCTTTTTTAAGATGTGTGAGGATATGAAAGTTTGTTAATGTTGAACCAAAACCTTGGCGGGGCGGAAGGATATATCATGATCGTACGTGTGCGGATATGATCCGGGGTCGGTTCCCGGCGCCTTGACACAACTTAATTAAATAGTATATGGACAATATTTTAAAAAGAGCGGCAGCGGAACTGAAAGAAGCCGGTTGCAGGGTTTTCGCGTGGCAGGATGATGCTTATAATAGAAGTTGGAGTAAGGGTGATTATACAACGTTGTATTACGCCTTCCCTGATTCGCCTAACATCGGGCGTCTGAGTCATGGGGAATATGGGATGAGCGTAGCATATAGTAGGGTTTATATACCGAGCCGTGGGAGTGGATCGGGGTGTTGTATAAAGGAGGAGGTTACGTTCGACCTTGCGACGGCGTTAGATGCGTTGAACGGGCCGTTACCTAGGTGGTGTAAGGCCTATGGGGTTTATCCAAAGCAGTACGATAATATTGATAAATGGTATAATAGCGATAATCATAACAAAAAATTATTTAAGGAGATTTGATATGGAGGTAAAAGATTGGGAGAATCTGGTTTTGAATACAGAGGTAGGATCACATTGTTTTGTTACGCTGATTGATGATAAGGACATCAGTAGAGGTTATGCGCAGATCAGACGTGCGGAGCATTTCGGGTATAACATCTGTTTTACAAGGTTATATGGGAATAAGTTTTACTTCGAAAAGATAGAGGAAGGTCGTACGCAACAATACATCAATAGGAGGAAATAATATCACTATCAGATGACAAGGAGACAGTTTAACCGGTTGATAAATGAGCTGAACGGCAAAAGCCCGTTTATCGTATTACATAGGGATGCTGTTGCGCCTAAATACGTAGGCGTGGAGGTCTCGAAAGAAGACGTGGTATACAACTACTCGATTATAAGCATAAATGACGAATATAAGTCTAAAAAGGCTCTTATTTCGAAGATATTGACCATAGCTGATGGTCTTAATGACGATAGTGGCTTGAAAAAGGGATAATTGAGTGTATTTATGACCATAATAATAAAAGTTGCGTACTGATACGAATGATATTGGACGGAGGATAAATATGGTGGTATGGTAATAGACAGGCTTATGTCTTAATATCATAATATTCTGCTATTATATCCTCTTTTTGGGTAAGGAGTATAATAAATAATATAAATATCTTGGATATGGGGGAGATTAACATAGGTGATAAAATCGTGAGTAATAATTTTGATATGGATAAGATATGACAAGATACTTGCTTATGATGGTTATGGTGATACTGACACCGCCAAAAGGGAGCGGTGGCTTTCCCCACGCCCCAAGGCCTGCCGTGGTAGAGGCAAGGGTATGGGATAAGCTGGCGGCCGCCCTGTCTTTCGTGGAGTCAAGGGATGATGATCGAGCGTATAACGCCTCATCCGGGGCTTTAGGGAGGTGGCAAATGAAAAGGATATACGTTGATGAGGTTAACAGGATATTGCGCCTTAAACGGAAGCAGAAGCGGTATAGATACGATGATAGGACAAATCCTGTCAAGGCTAGGGAAATGTTCGAGATATATCAATCTCACCATAATCCTAAAAAGGATATAGATCGGGCTATAAGATTGCATAGGGGATTGCATTCTGCTAAATATGTTAAAGAGGTTAAGCGTAAATTGAGAAAATAAAAAGAATATAGGAGGATAAGGACATGGACGAGAATAAAATGATACGACCGATGGATTTTGTTCGGCTTACAAATATTGACGAATCAAATGTGATTAAGGACACTAAAAACCATATAGGGCTGGTCAAGGAGGTCAGTCGGGACGGGAGAATGAGTATAATATGGATAGGTGAAACTTACAGTCAGTTGGCGTGGTTCAAATCGAGCGAGTTGGAGGTGGTGGATAACCTTGTGAGCATCCTGACATGCGGGCTGGCTAACTTTCGCGGAGACGGAAAAGAGAGCGCGGATAAATTTTATCCAATGAATTTATGTTATATAAAAAGGGGGTGATATATGAAATGGGTGATAATAAAAGGAGTTAGATATCCTAGTTCCGTGATATCAGCATTTGCGGCATATAATATGGATAACCCCTTCTTGAAGGTCAGGATAAGAAACAAGTATCATATAGTGCCTTTTGATGATGTTAATAAGATGGCTAGTCAGATGGTATATTTAATGGACAACTATCCTGATTTCGTTCAGATAGGGAGATGGTGGATATCCAAGAAACATGTGATGTCATGGACGCCCAAGGGGGAGACCGTGGACGGATCGGGCTGGGTTATATCCTTCACCCTGTCCTTTGGTTTGGATAATGGGACTCAAATTAAGTTTGATAAAGAAGATGAGTACTTAAATGAGATAGATAGGCTAAACGAGTTGTTTAATGTAATATTATGATATGAAAAGCAAGAAAGATTATATAAGCATGCTTAACGCTCTTGGTAGTTCTTTGTCTAGGGAAGAATGGATGATAGGAGGCAAAGATAGATATACAGGTAGGGATAATTATGGAGTTATGTTGAAAAGATATGATCCTATAGCTTTTGAGGTAGGATATAGAGAATGGAAGAAACAATGAGTAATACTTAAATCGGGATTGTGGCGGTTCGTGAGAATAGCTACAATCATATCTCTAAACGTGAACATAAGGAGGTACGTATGTCATTCGATTGACATTAGGGATCTAGTTATATTAAAAGAGGAGGAATTATGAAAGAGATTGTATTAAAACTGTATGAATTTGATGAGCCGTCAAAAGATTCACAAGAAAAGATCATAGAGCGTGAGCGCTGGAATGTAATGGAGCAATGTATGGATGCTTATAGTACAGACTATCAAGAGTCGATGAAAGCCTTTGAGGATATGACAGATACTGAGGTTTATGATTGGGAAGTTGGATACGAGAGATATGATTTTAGTTATGAGTTTAAATACAAAGATCCTATTTATGAACGTCCTACAGATTATCGTCGTGATATATTCCCTGAGAATCTATGCGGTAAATTATTGTTCAGGTATATCAATAACAACATTATGCCACATATCACGAAAGGTAAATATTATTCTAAAGGTAAATATATAGATGGGAAATATAATTACAAGTACAGACGCAGTCGGGTAATATTGGGATACGAAGACAATTGTCCATTAACAGGGATGTGTTATGATTATTATCTTCTTAAACCAATAATTGATTATTACGATACTTGGTGTACTTACCCGGAGAATTTCTCTTTAGAGGATTTAATAGAAAAATGTTATAATAATTTTTTCAAGGCTTGGCATGAGGAATATGAACATTGGGCTGACGATGAAGATGCGATACGTGAGGAGCTTCATCATAACCAGTATGAGGGTCAGCTTTATTATGAGAATGGGGATGTGTATGTTGGTCTATTAAATGAAATAGTATGAAAACACAAGAAGAATATGCCCGTGAGATTGACGAGATTGTTCGCCGTGATGTAGAGAGTTACCAGAGTGACTGGTTTAAGATTGATAAGGAAATATTCATGCTTCCGGAAAACAAGAACAAGACATTTATTCTCGGAACCCGAAAGACAGGATGTGATTTGTTGATACTGGGAGGCACTAATTGTGATGAAAGTTATTTGGATGGGGTTTTTGGGTGTCTTGGTAATGAGAAATTCTATGTTTGCCAGCCAATATCTCTTTATGAGACAACACGAAATATTCAGGAAAGACCTGCCTTGTACACTTTTAAAATAGCGACCGCATATTTCAGAGAGCAGGATTTGGTTCCTGTATTTGAAAATTCACATTGTAAATTGATGAGATTATGAATATAGAGGTAATAAGATACAGGCTCCCGGTTTATTGGGTTGGAGCCTTGATAAATGATGATTGGACGGGGTTATCTGACGAGGAAGCGCAAGAAGTTGATGACTTTGTAAAACATGCAGATGGTTGTCCAGTTGGTGTGGATTGGGGAACAGAAGGTTTTTATTCGTATAATGACGCAAACGCTATTGGCGGAACTTGTGTCGATGTTATTTTTAGCAAGTATAATCAATAGTTAACACTCAAAACTTAATAGATATGAACAACTCTATGGTCGCTCATTTGTGGGCAAACGAAAAGGAAGAATCCGCAAGAGGTAGTAATCTTTTCTTTGAAGGTAGAAGTATTTATTCTTATGGTTATCATTTTGAGGTTGGAAGAATCGTAAGAAATAAGTGTGGTGAAAAGGCGTATTTGCTTAACGATAAGTATTATTCTTCTTCTACCTGTAAACATCAACGTTGTGTTCGTAGTGCAATACCAACTGGTTCAAAGGTATTTTCTGTTGGATATAATATGTCTGATGATGGCAGCATGGCTTTTATCACCAGTCGATTGGAGCTTATCAAAGAGGTTATCGAGAAATACAAGAAGGCTAGAACAAGCCTGTCTTATAGGGATGTTTGGGGAGTATTTAGAAGTCTAATGGATTATATTGAGTTCTTTAATATGGGTACTCCCAAGAGCCTTCTTAAAAAGAGTGCAAACACCTGGATCGGAACTAAACATGAGTTATCTTATGAATCGGATAAGATTAAAAGTGAATATGTCCATGAGTTAAAGCGTGTGTTTGAGGTATTGCTAAATCATCAAGCGTTAGAAACTTTAGGAACGATCAATGTGATAGTAGATGAGATTTGTGGTGAAGGAACGTGGGCTGAGTATGTGGCCAGATGTCAGAGATGGGAAGACAGTCAGGCGAAAAAAGAGGCTTTAATTTTTGAAAAAAGAAGAAAAGAAAAAGAAGATCGCAAGAAAAAATTTGAAGAACAGATCGAGATGTGGAAGTCTGGCAAGATTCTGGAATTATATTCACATTATTATTTGGAGGATGACCAGCCTAACGTATGGCTTCGCATTAAGAATGGCATAATTGAGACTAGCAAGAATATCAAGATAGAACGAGCTGAAGCTGAGAGACTTTGGAAATTGATAAAGCTCTTCCATAATGGCGGTAAATTCCAACACGATATGGCATTGGATATAACCGGTCACAAATGGAAGATCAATAGCTATAAGAATGATATATTGGTTGTTGGATGTCACAGGATCGCGTATAGCGAGATGAAAGGTATTGCGAGACAATTAGGATGGAGTTAAACAGCTATCAAGTAACATTTGAGAGCTGTGACGATCACTATCAGATTTACGGGAGAGACATCCAAGATGTCATGGGCGGCGTTGCCAGTGGAGCCGGCGTGTATAGGTAAGACGTGCGGAGGGAAGCGAGGCGTCCGCCCATGTTTGTTGGATTGGCTGGGCAGGCAAATAATATATAAACACATAAGAAGATATGAATATTAAAAAAGGAGATATGGTATCTATAAAGCAAGATTTTATAGACCGGAACAATAGATATGAATATGATAGCAGGGATATATGGGAGGTCAAGGAAGTGTATAAGATAGGTGGCGGATATCATGTGGCTGTAATAGACAATTTAACCGGTTACGGGAACGCTCATCTATGCACATATAATATGGATTTAAGGACTATAGATGACCTTAAAGCAAGATTGCTACAAGATGATAATATAGCTAAAGTGAAAAATAACAATATAAATACATGTAAAATTATGGAAAAGAGAATGATAACAAAACCATTTGACTTAGAACTGGCAAAGAAAATTAGCAATGGTGAATATGATGGTGAGATTGTAACGGTCGGAGATAATTATAAGGTAAAGTTAGTGTATTATAATAAAGATAGGATAGAATTTAGTACACTAGGGGTGATTTGTTCTGATTATGGTATAACATCAGACTGGTTCTCTGATGATGGGATAGGAACAAGAGGATGTAGGCTTTGTATTAATATTCCGGAATATACGGCATTTAAGGATGGGGATGTATTGAGCAATGAAGAAGGTGATTACTTATTCATATTGAATACAAACGGGAAATACCTTACGTCTCATTATGCCTCTTGGAAAAAAGGGAGTTATTTACATTTAAATAATGGACATGCCGATCAAAATAATATTGAGAGATACAGATTTGCTACTGAGGATGAAAGGCAAAAGTTTATTGATGCTCTTAAAACAAGCAAAGAGCCTAAAGCTAAAATGTACTTGAAACAATTCTTTGGTATTAAAGAGAAGTTAAGGTATGATTTCAAACCATTTGATAAAGTGTTAGTAAAATATTATGAAGATGATGATTGGGAGGCCAGTTTATTCATAAGAACAATTACAGACGATCAGGATGGGAAGACTAAATATGAATGTTTGAATGGGACAGTGTATGTTTATTGTATTCCTTATGAATGTAATGAACATCTTTTGTAAAAAATATATTAAAATGGAAAATAAAGAACAGGATTTTATCAATCGATATAAAGATGTGCAAGAATCCATCGTGAAGGCAATGGACAAGGCATTAGAACGGGCAATAGGGAACAAGGTAATAGATTTCGAAAAGTGTGAAGGCAATTATTTGGACGTCTATCCTCTTATCGGAGCGGTTTTACAAAAAGAGCTGGATAGGGTTTTGGGAGGTAGCGTTAGTAAAGACATACATCGAAAAACGAAGAAAGACGCAAGAAAATATGCAAATGATTTTCGTGTGTGGATTGATTATGCGGGCGATTACAGATTTTCAAAATAAATATTAGATATGAAAAGAATAGTAACAGTACAGGATTTAATTAACGAATTAATGCTTGTCGTGAACAAGAAGGCAGAAATAAATGTGACGGTAGCCGGTGATGGTTACGAGACAGAGTACACACCATGTTTATATGATTTTTCGATCATTGATTTTACTGATGTCCATCCTGATGATGGGGAGGCGGAAGATAGGGTTGTTTTACAAATGTATCGTTAATAAGGCAAAAGATGAAAACAGTAAAATTATCTGATTTTTATCCTTATGACAAGGATAAAGGAGGGATACAAGAGTTACCCCATAAGTTTAAATATCAAATACTTAATTATTGGGGAGGAGATACCTGAATCCTGATAGGGATCACCATGGTATATGAAAGACATTTGTGGAACGAGGAAGTTAAAGTAATATGATTATGGATGATAATAAGATAATAGAAGCGGCTAAGTTAATAGCCAACTCCTCAGCAGCCTTAATACAGGCTATAGGGATGATGAGTGAGAATATAGAGAGGGCTAACAGAGGGGAATCTCTGGCTTATACCGAAGATCAGTTTATGAAACTAATTCAAGATAACGGAATAACGTATAATGATGTAATACAAAGGGGGTGGATATGAAAAACGTAGAAAGAATAAACGCATTAAATAAAGTTTATTATGAATAGAATGAAAATATTTTTTAATTACTTATTCTTTAGGGATATGGGTAATCTTGGTGAGGGATGTCTTATAAGCGCATTCATCTGGCTTATGATCATGCTTGTCATTATTGGGGTCTTTTGCTTATACTAAAGATCATTTCATGAAAATCAGGATAACGTATAACAATGTAATACAAAGGGGTTAGAGATTATGAAGGACGTAGAAAGAGTAAATGCATTAAATAAAATGCTATTAAATGCGAACGTAGTAGCTTATGGAGCTATGGTTGATTTGATCAAGAGAACAGGGAGACTTGATCTTGATATGAGTAGCGTAGGCCATATAGATGATTTTCCGGCTGAAATAAGGATCTTTACCGATAACGGGTTGATTTGTTTATCTATAACATCCGTGTATTTATCGGGGGAAGATAATTTGATGGTTGATGGATATGATGAAAACAATGATAAAGTTGATGGGGTGAATGTTTATTACGACCAGATAGACGAGGTAGTATATCTGGTTAAAATCATATTAGAAGAAAGGGAGGAAAAAGATTATGGGGAAAGCGATTGAAACAGATATAGAATATAAGGAGATATTAGAGAAATCATTATCAGCTATTCAATATCTAAGAATATATGGATTCTCGACGTACATGGAATCGGAGGGGATCATTAACAGGATAATGATGTTAAAGGATAAGAATGAGATGAGAGATCAAAAGCTCAAATGCCAATGAGCCAATAGAAATCGTAATAATAAAAAGCCATGAGTAAAGAATATAAAGCGATAAAGAATTATATCCATAATGAGCTTGGGCTTACCGTAGAGCAGTTGATTAAGATTATGGTGGATAATAAGCTTAGCAATAAAGATTTTAATATCATTCCAAGAACAGTAGAAAAAATATCAAAAGATAAGATGTTAAACGATATAGAGATTGTTATAATAAACAAGAATTTAAATGATCGAGGATATGGAGGATAAGGGTATTTTAGATAAGGCAAGAATGGAGGGCATGAACCAAGGGATATGGCTGGCGGTTCAGGAGCTAGCCCACGACGGGCGATGGACGCAAGCCGCTGAGGAGCTGGTGTCTTCTTGTGGATTGACTGAAGATGAGTGTAGAAAGTTGCAGGAGGAAAGTGGGTCGTTTGATGATGAGATGCTTAAGTTTATTGATACGATATTCGGTCGTAAGATAGATTTAGATGAGGATAATCAGATGATTGATATAGATATATCTACAATGAAAGTAGGTGATACATATAGTTTTGCTGACAATCATGGGGATATGGTAAAGATTAGAGCTATAGAGAGATCTAATCTAGGGTGCGGGGAATGTTATTTATCAAATGATGGAATATCATGCAGTGGATGTAATAAAGAGGAGCGGGAGACAAATGATGATATCGCTGTTATAAGGACAGATAAGATAGATGAGATGTTTTATGATGAGGAAGATGAATATGTAAACACGGATATAGGTGTAGTATGTACGTTTGCGTTAGGTAAGAAAAGAATAAGAGCGATAGCGTGTAAGATGATATCAGAACATACTCGTTGTAGTGATTGTTGTTTTGAAGGTGGAAGCTGCATGAATATAAATTGTTATTGTGATGACAGGAAAGATAATACAGATGTATTTTATAAGGAGGTAATATTATGAATGGGGAGAATGTAATACCCAAGATAACAGACAAATGTGGAATGTCATGGAAACAGCCCCATAGGAGATACATAGAAATTGATGAGGAATACGCTTTAATGACCAAACAAACCTTTGAGGGTCTTAGAGAATATTCAGTAACGATCCCATCAGGGAAATATGAAGGGAAGATGTGGAAGGCTAATAGAGGAGGTACATGGTATCTATATTGGTATGATCATGACGATAATCCGGAGATGATCAAAATAGAACGAAGAGAAATATTGTTACTTAATTAATACAAAATAATATGAGAGATAGAGTGCAAGAGGCTAAGGAAGAAGGCATAAGACAAGGAATATGGCTATGCATACAAAAATTGGTGGAACTGGAAAGGTTTGATATGGCAAAATATTTTATGATATCCTTTGGATTTAATAAAAATGAGTGCGAGGGGTTATTAGATAAAAATGGTCTAAACGATAAAATGGATGTATTTATCAACCGATTATTTAACGAAAATAATCATATAAGGTATTTGAAGGATATAGGATATCATAAGATAGGTAGTATATTTAAATATAATACCGGCATGGAGAAAATAGAATTGGAGGTAATAGAGATTGATGATAGCAGTTGTGATGGATGTGTATTTAATAACAGGGGTTATTACTGCATGTATTCTTGTTGTTGTAATATAGATAGGGAAGACAATACAAATGTCATATACAAAGAAGTAAAAAGATCATGAGTTTAATAGATAAATTAGAGGATTTGGTGGTTAAGGTAGACACCGAATACCAAGAGAAGATGGAGGCGGTGATCCGGGAGATAGTCCCGGGGATGCCGGAAGGGAATGTACGTCATGCCGCCGAGCTGATGTGCACGGACAGGATGGGGAATATGATGGACATAGATGTTTATATATTAAGGGAAGAAGATAGGCCTTATGAATGCCATTATCTAAAGGATCTATTGGAAGATAGGGTAGCTAGAATAGATAAGATGCATGAGGATAAAAGTTACACATACAATATAGATGATAATTATTGGTGCGCTACATGTGGTTCCCATTCTCATAAAAAGGATTCTGAGACAGGGTATTGCTGGCATTGCGATACGGTTAATTGGGTTAAAGAAGATGGAGCAGATGTTAGGGTATAATTACCAAAGAATAAATATGAATGATAGGAGAAAGGATAGTATTAACTATTAATAATGTTTATTTAATTTAATTCAAAAACAAAATGTCTACTTTTGTAGACAAATAAAAATTACATATATGAAAAAGAGTAAATTTGTAAAGGAATTGGAGAAGATCATCGATATGGTTAAGATCGAAGATGATGGTTTCGAGTATGGTGGTAAAGTCATCTTCTATAAAGAAGATGATGATAACTATGAAATCACGGCAAAGAACATTGAGATGGATCTTATGGTAGAAGCCAGTGCTATGGCTAGTATGGATGATAGGACTTTTGACTGCCTTATGAGTGAGGTTTATAAACAAAAGTTTACAAAGACTATAACGATGTCGGAGGATGAGGATGATGAAGACAATTGATAAGATGACCGATCAGGAGATATATGATCTTACTGACGAGCAGATAGATAGATTGATCATAACAAGATGCGCTAAGGAGGGTGTTAGGTTTGTGGACGAACCTCCAGTTATGAAGACATACGACTACAAACCTATTTCTCCATCTAATTTCTTCTACCTTTTAGAAGGATTGAGCATAGCTGTTTTTAATCAGGATGATGCTATTAAAATAGCTAAGTTCTTAAGTAAGTTTGATTTATACAAGACTACATACGATTTCACTATATCCAATGATAAGATATATAATAAGTTGGATATAATCAATATCAAACATATTCCGATGTTTGATACGAAAGATGAGGAATCCTACAAATCTATAAAGGACAAGAATAATAAGATTGAGGAGGAATATAAAGATCAGGTGGATAAATACAAGGAGAATACAAAAAAGATGTGTGAAATCCGTGCCGAAATATGGCTAAAAGTAATTGATGTAAGGCGCAAGATTGATCACATGAATCATCTTAGAACTCTTTTTATGAAGGAATATCTTCCGTTGGTGGATCACGACACGGACAAGGCTATGATATTTTTCAAGAAGGCTTATGATGTGGATGATGATACGGAGAGATATATTCGTGAAGGAATAAAGGATTATCCTTTGTTTAATAATAATATAGATTAAAATGCACAATTGGTTTAAATGTACGGTTTCTTACGAGACCGATGCCGAGAACGGCATGAAGAAGAAGGTAAAGGAAGAGTATTTAGTAGATGCCCTTTCTTATACCGAATGTGAGGCTAGAATCATAGAGGAAATGAGACCATTCATCTCCGGTGAGTTTAGCGTTGATATCAAACGATTCAGGATAGCGGAATTGTTTGCCATGGATGGAGACCGGTTCTATAAGGTCACGGCTGATTATATTACGGTAGACGAGAAATCGGGCAATGAGAAACGCAAGGCGTTTAACTACATCGTTCGGGCCAATGACCTTGATCATGCCAAAAAGAATTTCGAGGAAGGCATGAAAGGAACCATATCAGATTTCATTGTCACTTGTATCAAGGAAGAGAAGAAACTGATGGACTTCTACGAGTTTGATGGTAAGATCAGGAATCCGGAGAAACATGAGAATAGTAAGCAATAAAGCTAGCTATGAGACCACATCATCCGTCGCCGAGAAGTTGATGGAGATAAGCAAGATGGAGGGTACGATTTATCGTATCCTCACATTGTCTAACAAAACTTATCTAGCTTCTAAATTAGGATATAGCAGATCGGGGTTCTATAAGAAGATACAAAACAGGAGTTTTAATATCCGGGAACTAGCTCAGATATTCGATACGATTATCAATTTCAAGGATCAGGATTGGACGAAGGGTAAAATAGATAGGCTTAAGAGATATAGGGCCATGAGCCTCATGGAGTTTAATAAAAGTTATAAAAAGAAAAAAGTATGAAGGGTAGGATGTTACCATGTGAGAGGTGTGGCAGGATGGTAGCCATAAGGAGCAAGGGGTTGTGCCCTGCGTGCCGGGCTAGGGAACTACCGCCAAAGGAAAGGACGGCGATACGGGTGAAGGCCAAGCCCAGGGACAGGAGCCTAGCCGTATTCTTTGGCGCTCATGTGGCAAGATTAAGTATGGTAAGAAGATCCCTTACGGGGATGTATATACCATGCCCCGGAGTAGGCAATATATGCCACTTATATCCTAAACGAAGATATAAGTCTGTCGCTGAGGATAATGATAATGTTATTTATTTGACGATAGACGAACACACGAGGTTTGACTATCTGCTAGACACGATGGATTTTGACCGGCTTTTAGAGGAGTTCGGTGACACATGGCTTTTAGTGGCCAAAAAGATGAGGGATCTCGCACCTAGAGTCGAGGAGGATGGTAAATTAAAAACCAGATTATTATCATGGATAGAAGAAAACAAAAATTACTTTTAGCTCTCGGGTACGAGGCTATAAGTGATACGATATATAAGAAAGGAATGGATATGGAAGTCATAAGCGATCAAGAATCGTTTGATGATATGAGAGTTCGTTTATCCAAAAAACATCATGTGGTTATCACGGATGATGGTGTTGTAATAGAGTTTGTTCATAATAAGTCAATGGACGAGAATGCGCCATCATATTATTGGCGATCATCATTACCAATATTAAGATCATATCATACAGATCCTAAATTTACCGCTTTCTTTGGCATATTAGATGTTTTGTCAACGATCCCAAAGAAAGATATGGATGAGGAGGAAAAGTCTGTTGAAGAGCCTAAAAAAGAGCCTAAAGAGGAAATGGAAGTTGAGTATGATCTGGAGACCGAACAGCAGTATTATGCAGCTGAATGGATAAGGGATATCCCGACACCGGTGTTATATAGAATGACTGTTGCCGGCAAGCGCGTGTATTATGAGATGGATGTTGATGGGTATCCTATCATATACGATGGAGCTACTAACAATATCGCCAATGGGTATTGTGATACGTCCGGAGCCTTGGAGAAATGGAAGAATGAGATGAGACTCAAGGGCAAGGACCCTGATGAGTACGCTAACTATAGGGCTGACTTAGGTACTATCATGCATTATCTATTTGGGTTGTATCTGACCGGGGTTAACATAAAGCTGATCCCGACATGGATCAGGAAGGTGGTCAAGGAAGCCAAGCTAAGAATAGACAAGTATAGGATGGAGCGGATATTAGTGGATAACATTGATGAGCTAATAGAGGATCTAATATCATTTGCCATATTCTGCAAGGAAAGACATGTAAAACCTGTATTGATCGAGAAGATGTTGAGGTCAAGCAGGTTAAAGGTAGCTTCTTCGGTGGACGCCGTGGTGGAGATGGACAGCGAGCCGGAGACAGTGGAGATAGAGGTCGAGACAGGAGAGTTCTATAAGACGGGAGCCAAGAAAGGTCAGCCTAAGACGGAGAAAAAGAAGATAAAGAGATGCAGGAGGATATTCGCTATATTGGACTTCAAATCAAACAGGAAAGGCAATTTCTATGACGAGTACGCTTTCCAGCTTGAGCTATATAGAAGAATGATACTGGAGAACTACGGAAAGATATTGGAGATAGAGGAGATATATAACTTCGCTCCGGGTGATCCTACCGCTAAGACAAGTCAATATAAGTTGAAGAGACAAACCGATAATCCTATACTTAATATGGCTACGGTTGTATATCTTCAAGGTAAGTATAAGTTTGAGAAAACCAATTATACGGTTACGTCAAGGATCGGATCTTTAGATATAGAGGGTGATTTTGAGTTGAATGGTTTGATAAGAAAAGAGTCGCTGAGAGATTATATATATAGAGTGATGAGTGAGAGGAGAGGATAATGGAATTCAGGGAGTTTGACAAGAGCGTACATCGGTATGAGTTGGATCATAGCAAGCCAAGGAGGAAGATGACGTGCCCGCAATGCGGCAAGGATAAGTGTTTTACGCCGTACGTGGACGTAACCACCGGTCAGATCGTTGGAGAGCAGTTTGGGGTGTGTGATCATAAAAATAAATGTGGTTACTTTAAATATCCAACAGGGAGCGAACTTGGGAACAATGATCTTTTTACCGATTCAAACAAAGTATTAAGGAGGTACAGACCTCCCGTGGATCCGGATATAGCCAACTGCATTCCGGTAAGCAAGATGTTTGAGACGCTTAATCCTTTCGAGACATCTGATCTTCAGGATTATCTATCCAATATATTCGGATCATATCATACCAATAGAGCGTTCAGCTTATATAAGATCGGGATGATGAGATTCGGGGATTGGGGTAAATGCTGCGTATTCTGGCAACTTGATAAAAGTTGGGTGATAAGGACCGGGAAGATAATGGATTACGGACCAGATGGTAAGAGGGTAAAGGTTCCCATGGATCATGTATGCTGGGTTCACATCCTCGACGGTCAAGATTATTTATTAAGGCAGTGCCTGTTCGGCGAGTTTCTTATCAACTTCTATCCTAAGGAAGCCCCGGTATATATAGTTGAGTCGGAGAAGACGGCGGTCATCTGTAATATCGTATATCCGGATAGGCTTTTCATGGCATGCGGAGGTATCCATATGTTGAAAAGGGAGATGATAGAGACATTGGGACGTAGGAGAATAGTCCTATATCCTGACAAAGGATCGGCGTTTAACGAGTGGAAGAAGAAAGTGGATAGGGATATGAAGGGAATGAATATAGAGATAAGCGATTTTCTCGAATCAAAACCCAATATAAATGATGGAATGGATATAGCGGATTATTTTATTATTAAACAAATTTACAATGGCAAAGGTAGTTGACAATTACAAGAAATTCAAGGTGCTTGAAATAACAAGACAGGAGATGATGGATAAGCTCACCAGATATGGGTGCTTAGGTATTTGCGATATGTGTAACAGACCTACATCCGTGGGCTATTATGTAGCAGTAATCAATCAATGGATGTGCGAGGACTGTTATAATGATTTCATCAAATCAGTTGACAGGTATGAGGAGGATATGAGAATAGAGAACAGGAATTTTAATAGATTCTGTGATCTATTTAATGTCAAAATACAAGAAAAGGCATGAGAGAGCTATCTTTAGCCCAGAAAGCTATGTTAAACGGATCCGTATGCCCGTATTGCAAGGCCCCATCCACTATGATAAATACGGTGGAGGGAAAGCAAGTTGGGTGCGAGAAGTGTGGGGCTTGGATGAGATCCGATTCTACGGGTAAACCTGTAGGTAGGTTAGCCAAGCCGGATCTCCTTAGGTCTATGGATATGGTAATGACCGAGATCAACGTATTCTTAATAAAAACAGGACATGATAGACATGATCTTTACAAAGAACTATCCGGTGAGCTTATGATACCGGAGGAGCATATATCCCCTTACAAGATGTCTTTGCCATCATTACTTAAAATCATGAGACATATCAAGACATATAGTGATAATCGGATACAGATATATGATGGAGGGAGGGGGAATAACTGCCCTAGGCATAAGGCGATAGCGATAGGCGGTAGCGCATGCCACGGATGTCCGGAGCATCTATTCCATGTAGTGGATAAGGTAACTGACTTGGTGGTGTGTGACGCTGACATGAGTTACGGTGATTACAAAAAATAATTATTAATAAAAATTGACAGAACATGAAAGTAATTTTCATTCACAAACAGACAGGGTTTTATGTAGGAGGATCAGTGTTTAACAAGACATGTGGTTTTTACAAATGCAGAGATAAGATGATAGAAAAAGGCATAAGCGAGGATAAGGCCAACATGCTTATTGATATAATAGGTCCGCACTTATGTGTGTGGGAAATAAAAGATGGGGATGATCCTTATGAGAGCATGAGAAGCAGACTCGGAGATAAAGCCTCATATTTAGATGGAGAGGATATTATCGTAGAGGATTATGATTATGACGAGGAGGACGAGGATGGGGAGATCGACTGAATACTATAGGACACATCCGGAGGCCAGAAGAAAGAAAGCCGAGACGGATAAGAAGATCAACGCCCGCCCTGAGCAGAAAGCCAAGAGACGGGAGTTGGGTCGCAAGAACTACAAGACCGATAAGCTGAAAGGTAAAGCCTATCGGAAGGGAAAGGATTTATGCCATACGGCTAAAGGACTTAGATATAAATCAAGATCAGCTAACAGAGGGTCTAAATCCGATACGGCTGGCGATAGAAACGCAAGAGGATGAGTGAGGATAGGATATGGAGGTCATCCAAAGAGATTATCATGGATGCATATGAGAGGATAAGAAAGTATCAGTCGGGAGAGCTTCTCCCGGCTCGTACTGGATACGCTTATCTTGACAAGGCGTTGCTGGGCGGGTTCTACCCACAACATGCGGTGGCTATCGGCGCTAGGCCCGGAGTGGGCAAGTCTTATTTGGCTCAGAAGATTATGAGCAATGTAATGAATGTTAATATCAATCCCCAAGCTGATGATTATGTATGGCTCAGATGTGAATTTGAAATGAATCCAGAGGATTTGATGTTACGTTCACTATCAAAAAAAATGGGAAAGGATATACAAGATATTCTCCTTAACGAGATGTCTGATGAAGAGATAAAGGAAATGCAGAAATGTCTTAAGGAAGAAAACTCCAGCAGAATAACATACATCCCTAAACCATCGACAGTAGACGAGCTTCAGAACTTCTTATGGAATAGTTATATGCCAGCGAACAAGGATAAGAAAATGGTATTTGTGTCCATAGATCATACAGCTCTTATACAAGGTACGGGTGACGCTAAGAGGAATATAGATAGTCTGATAACCATGTGTAATATAGCTAAAAGAACTTTTCCCAATATATTCTTTCTTATAATATCACAACTTAACCGTGATATTGAGGGAAGACGGGATCCTAAGGATCATATGCCAAAACAATCTGATTTCTATCAATCAGATACATTGGGGCAATTGTGTACGGCTATGGTAGCGTTGAATATTCCAAAAAGATACGGCTATTCATCATACATGCAATTCCCGCAAGGCTGGTATCCTAATCTGGAACGTTTTAAGAGTGAATCAAGGCGCTCTTTCCGTGTAGATGGACTTATATTCCATCATATAGTAAAAGTCCGTCAAAGATCATTAGAGGAGATTGATGCGATACATGTAGATATCATGAAAGGATATGAGCGATATTATCCTGATGGAGGGGTGGTGCGCCAAGAAAGACCAGGAGGCTCGGACGCCCCAGTGGGTAGCGGCAAGCCGGACACGACTGTGGTGACGCTACCGCCCCCGCCTCCCAGTATCCCGTTGGAGCAACAATATATACCGCCCAGTGATGATTTCAATGTAGTACATGACGAAACACCTTATTAAGCATGAGATTGAGAAAAAATTTTTTGCTTGTCATCATAAAAGGGATGGAGATGTTATTAAAAGCCAATTTCTCCACCGAAAACAAGATGGGCATACGAGAGATCATATCCTCATTAAAGGAAATGGCCGAATACAGTATCAGGTATATCATAAACCGGGACAGGGAGAAGGAGATCATGAGCATCTGTGATGAGGTATCCAATAAAGTACAGGAGTATAAAAGAATGAACGATAACTCAATGGTATTGGAATTGGAGAACTTGAAGCGGGAGGTTGTAGCGGTAGAGGATCTTCTTAGCTCTTACAAGGGCGTTCTTGACGCCGAGCTGGTGATAGCCGAGGATGATATCAGGATCATACGGGATAAGATAGCTATAAGCCTGAGGGAGGACGGGACATGCAAGAGCATGACTGATGCTGATAAAAGGGCTAGGGTGGACGTAAGATACGAGAGGGCGTTAGAGGATTATCGAATCCTTCTAAGATGCGCCAATACGGTTAGGGCTAAGATGTCGGTTGTAGGGCATCTTAACCAATCTATAAATCAATCTATATCAGTTGGTAGAGTTGGTATGGCTAATGAATCTTATACGGTAAAACAATATGAAAAAGGGAAAGAGATTATCGAAAGCAGACGCCCTTAGGGTGTTGACAAAGGCTTACAATTTAATAAAGAATGATAATTATGCATTTATATGCATAGCAATAGAAAGAACAGCGATTGAATTATCACTTGCTGAAAGATCATGTGTGGCGTGTTATCTTATACCAGAACTGAAGATGTTCAAACCTGTAAACAGAAAAAATGGAGATTTTTGGTTTCATTCATCAAAGAAAAACATAAGGTTACATATAATAGAGACGCTAATAGATATATATAACGGAAATGATCATCCCGATATAGTCGAGAGGGTAGCCAGAAAGATCAGGTCAATATTTTAACTCATTAGCTTATGTATAGGTGATTATATACCATTTTACACAAAAAAAGATGAGAAATGATATACATTTGTACGAAACATTATACTGGGTATCACCAATACCCTCTACCGGTTGCACAAGAGTGAGATCGCCGGATTCTTTTACTGAACTAAACGTTTTTGATTTTACTTACCCAACGAATGTTTTAGGGTAAAACCTTATATCAAAGACCTCCTTTGCTCAATCGTCTTGTCCGAAACAGGGGACTATATGATTCGATTGAGTGAGACAAAATTAGAAAAGAAGAATGTGAAATTAAATAACATACGTATGTTTTACAACATATCTGGTGTAAAGTAGTATATAATAACCTATGTATATTAATTTTGAACAGATGATGACATCAGGATTAACGATGTCTGATGTCGGGTATCTCTTGATGATCCGGCAGAAAGAGGAGATGGCTAGCGTCATTCCAAAGGAGAAAATAGATAGTTATAAAGCATCTGGTTATATCGAGCTTCAGAAGAATGGGAAGTGGAAGATAACGCCAAGGGGAGGGTCGCTGCTGATGCTGATAGAGACACCCGGCCTGACACCGGAGGTCGAGGGGATCCGGGACCGTATCGTTGGTGTGTATAACGATATGGGTAAGGATACAGGAGCTATCAAGGAGGTAGAGAAACGGCTCGTATGGTTCGTAGCTAATACCAACTTCAAGGAGGGACCTATAGTAAGAGCCGTAATATCCCACATAGATCTTAAACGTGAGTATACGATGAGATTGGATAACTTGATATGGAAACCATCAAATGTATATAGTGTGCATATGAGTTTATCGGAATCAATGTTATTCGATACGATCATAAAAATGTATGGCATGACGTCTGACTTGTATCTTAGGGAGAACAAGAACAAGGAACTGGCATGGTTGTTCGCCATAAGCCGGCTCCCGGATCCTCCCAAGAAAATGGATAAGGAATACGCTATCACAGGCGATGTTAAGATGGACATCGAAAGGATATCGGATATAAAAAAAGAATTAGGTAGAAGATTAAAAATGTCGATTTAGTATGGAAAGAAAAGAAGTTGAAAAAGTAGTCAAGGAAACGATATTCGAGAAAATGGGTGAGTTTACGGGTCTTAATCATGCCGCCGAGATCAATAACGAGGATGATCTGGAAACTGACATGGGTATGGATCCCTTGGATTTCGTAGAGGTGGTGATGGGGATTGAAGAGAAGATGGATATAAGGATTCCGGATGATGTCTTTGGCGATAAATCTGTCGATGAACTAACTGTAGGGATTTTTGTGGATATGTTGTATGATTGGGTTAAGGGTAAGTAATGGATTTCGGATATGATGATTGGGAAGAGGGGTTAGAGACCCCTCTTGTCGATGATTGTGATGACGATCATGAGGAGGAAGAATATGATTTCAGTTAAGGAGTTAAGACCGGGCAATCTTGTAAAAGACAAAGCTGGTGATATATGGAGAGTAGGGTGCGTTACCGGTATGCGTAATGAAAGTGGATCATTAATCCTTGAACGTGAGGTTGATGATGGGATAATGAAATGGTATTCAGGGGAAGATGATGTCATGCCTATTGAGATAGACGATAACCTTCTTGACGCTATCGGTTTCAAGAGTGACAAGAATAGGGACGTATATCGTGGACACGGGATGACCATGGAGGTTTTTGGCGACGAGTATTATCTCGGACTTAGGGATATGGAGGATAACCTGAGCGAGCTTATCCAGATAAGGTATTTGCATAACCTACAGAATATTTCGATGGATTTATATGGGCGTGACATAAATACGGAGAGGCTTTATGATCGTTCCGGAGAATAACTTGCTATGCAAGACGATAGGCGGTGAGAAGGTGCTTGCCGCATCCTACTCACAGATAGACACGTTTGTTCAGTGTCCGTATAAGTGGTATAAGACTTACGTGGAGGGTCACAGATCCACGGAGAAGCACGAGGCTACGTCATATGGTACGGTTATCCACCAGACAATGGAGTATTTCTTCAAGAACGGATGTAGACCTTCTTATGAGGATATGAGTAAGGCTTTCAATTACTATGCGGATATAGAGAAGATTCCTTTTGATAGCGTAAAATCCCAGATCGAGTCTATGCAACATGCGGCTAGGCTAATAAGATGGATTGTAGGATTGTTTGAGAGGGATGCTGATGGCAATTATAAAAAGGTATGGTCCGATCTTACGCCAATGGAGAAGGTAATTCGGGGGTCGAGACCGGCCGGTGTGGAGGAGGACTTCGTATTGCCCTATAAGCTGCCAAAGCCCCTTACTTTGGATGGTGTTACGTACGATAAGGTACATATCATAGGATCGGTGGACTGGCGTGGAGAGTATAAGACAAAGGATAGGATAGCTATATATACGATAGACTGGAAATCCGGGAGAAAGTTATTCGATGAGGATAAGCTGCTTCACAATCTCCAGCATCCGATATACGCCTTTTACATACTCAGAAAATATAAGGTATTGCCGGATATGTGCAGCTATTTCTTTACCCGCATGCTGGACAATCAGAACGTGAAGGTAGATAAGGAGAAAGTAGAGAGGTCGGTCAAGGAACTTAACGATATTCTCCTTGATATGTATGATTTCGAGACAAATAAAATAGATAGCTATCAAGCTCACGTTTGGGACGATGCCAAACAAGGGTATAAGTACGAGAAGCGCTACCTCATGGGACGCCAGCCGGCCTGCCTTGAACCCCGCCCCAAGCCCTTGTGTTTTTGGTGCGATTTCTCGATCCACAAACAAGGGACATGCAGGTACTCATCGGATTGGGATGATTCAAAAAGAAAGAATAAAAAAGATTAACTTTATTAAAAAGCCTAGGTAAATATCTAGGCTTTAATTATATTTGTGTCAATAAATAAATGATTATGGATAAAAACGAAAGAGAAAAACAGGTATTGGATCTTCTGATGTCTAGAAAGGATATCAGGAAATTGGTAGAGAAATCAAATGAATGTTATTCTAAAATGGATTTCGTTGGCGCCATGAAATGCCGGCAGGAGATAAAGGATATCGTAGACCGGGAATCGAAGATCATGTTGACAAAAAGCGAGTCTTTGGTGAGTTTGATGAACAACGCTGATAATGAATATAAATTCAATATGCTGGTATGGCTACATTCCATGATGTGTATGGCAGATGTGTTTAACGGGATATTGGAGGATTTCAAGGATGGGGTAAGGAAAGCCAATGGCAACTCTAAGTTCGTTAAATTCGATAATCTGGATCGGTTGATGACGGAATGCAAGAAGGAGATTGATTACCTAATGAAAGGTACAAGTAAATCGTTTCAGATATCTTTCGCCGTAAGAAGCGATGAGTTAAGGGAGATGATAGAGAATATGGTTGGAGACAATATCCGAGAAGGGTATGACATATTCAAGGAAGAGGCTAAGATGACCAAAGAGACAGACAGGAGCAAGATAGAGGAATTTAATAAAAGGCTGGACCATGAGTAAATTTGATGTAAAGATAGGTGATATAGTTCATACCCAGATAGGGATAGGAGAGGTGATAGCCATAAGCAAGACCAAAAAGACTTTGATGGTAAAAATGGACGATGGCCGGGAATGTGCGATAAGACTAGAGTACGTGAAAGACGTTTTTGATAACTACAGAGATGACATATAAATTAAGGCCATATCAAGAGGAGTGTGTTAAAAGTATCTCCGATTACATAAACTCTGATAGACATGATCCGGTATTGATCATAGGTCCTGTAGGTTGCGGTAAGTCACTTCTGATAGCAGAAGCGGCTAGATTGATGGGAGATAAGACGCTGATTTTACAACCATCAAAAGAATTGCTGCAACAGAACCACGACAAGATAACGTCGTATGGCATACCGGCTACCATCTACTCCGCTTCCTGTGGCAAGAAAGAGCTATCTAACATGATATATGCCACGTTAGGATCTATCAAGAAAGTTGTTGGTCAGCTTAAGGAGATGGGAATCAGAAACGTATTGATAGATGAGGCTCATGCCGGATACAGTCCTGAGGATGGCAGTGAGTTCATGACATTCATGAATGAGCTGAAGCCGAGAAAGGTGATAGGGTTTACAGCCACGCCATGTAGACTTAAAAACATGTCGATAGGACAGACATCATATTCCCAACTTAATTTCATCACTCGTATGAGACCGGTGTATTTCAAGAATCTGATTCACGTGATACAGGTAGAGGAGATGATAAGGCAAGGATTTTGGACGCCTCTTAAGTATGAGACATGGGATTTCAATGGAGATGCCCTTAAACTCAATTCTAACGGCTCCGAATATACGGCTGAGTCTATTAGTGAGGCGGTGAGAAAAAATGGCTTAAACAACCTTATTTTGCGTCGATTGATGGTATTAAAAGACGTATGTAGATCTATACTGGTGTTTATGGATTCTGTTGAGAGCTGCAATACTGCCGCCGAATGGATGAACGCCAAGATATGTGCCGGCATGGCGGAGGTGGTTCACGGAGGCACGCCAAAGAAGCAGCGGGAGGCTATAGTTGAGAGGTTCAAGTCGGGTAAGACGAAGGTAGTGTTCAACTATTCCGCCCTCGGTACGGGATTCGATCATCCGGGTCTGGACTGCGTGATAGTAGGAAGACCGACATTTTCGTTCTCTTCGTTTTATCAGTGGCTTGGCAGGGCGGTTAGGATAAAGGACGATAAGGATAGCGCATTGGTCGTTGATTGTTGTAACAACTCGTCAAGGTTCGGTGATATAAGGAAACTTAGTATAGAGAACTACAAAGGATATGGATGGGGGATGTTTATCGGCGATAAACTAATTACCAATATCCCGATGGGGGATAAGGTAACGAAAACAGATCTGGATATCAAAGCCGCCAAGAAAGACCGAAGGAGGGGGCTGGCGCAGGGCGTGACCGCCTCCCCTGTACCCGGAAGACCGGATCATCCCCTTGGCTCTACATTAATGACATTCGGCAAGTATTGTGGATGGATGTTGCATTCAATTCCGGTATCGTACTTCAAATTCATAAACGAGACATTTGACTGGGATAATGACAGGAACAAGGATATAAAAGAATACATAGATTTTTTAATCAAAAACAACAGATTATGACAGGATGTATATATCATGAGGCTGATCTTGACGGAGTAATGTCAGCGGCTATAGTAAAAAAGTATTTCAAAGGGGACATTGATCTTCTTACTTACAATTACGGCAAGGAAATACCTGACGTGAATAAATATGATAAGGTGTTTGTAGTTGACGTGTCATTTGGAAACAGAACAAAATTCCTTTTCGATGAGTGGAAAGAGAAAGGTATAGATGTCGTATGGATAGACCATCATAAGACCGCCATAGACGATATGAGGAATTACGAGGTAAAGGGCAAGAGACGTATCGGAACGGCGGCTTGCGAGCTTACATGGGAATATCTTTTCGATGATATCGAAACCCCGGATGTGGTAAAATTATTGAGTGCTTATGATGTATGGGATCATGATCGCTTCGAATGGAGTGACGTGCTCTCATTCCAATATGGGATGAGAGGGTATTGCGGGCTTGATGTAAATTACGCTGGTATGGTTCTTGATTATGATTCTAGTATTATCGTTACTATGATAAGAAAAGGGGAGGATGTAATAGAGTATATCGTTGAGAAAAACAAAGGGGAGATGAAGATGTTCTCGTTTGAGGCGGATATATTTGGCTATAAGGCGATATGTATGAATACCACAGAATTCAACTCCACCACATTCGAGTCTATGTACGATCCTAGAAAACATGATTTGATGATGCCATTTTGCTGGAACGGCAGATTCTTCAGATGCTCGTTCTATACCACCAAGGAGGAGGTGGATGTCTCGGCGCTGGCACGCAAGGCCAACCCCGGTGGAGGAGGTCATAAGGAGGCTGCCGGCTTCCAGCTTAGCGTGGAGGATATGATGGAGTTTCTAAAAAACAGAAAAATGTTATGATAGGGCTAGTCTTTGCCTTTATAATAATGGCAGGTTCTATCTATTTGATAATAGAAGGGAATAAGAAGGATGATTCTACTGAATTTTATGGAGGGATAATAGCAACGATCTTATCTATCTTCTTGATGTGCTTAGTAATACAAAATATAAATACAAAAGATATGGGAAAGGTGTATAAATTAAAGAGACTTAACGAGATGAAGCTAGATGATTATGGCTTCGGTCTGTTCGAGTACAATGGCGTTCTTTATTTCAAGGAGGCAGATGAAGGGAGATGCTTTGATGTAAGGAGCGGGAATGAGGCTATTATCGGGAAAGATAAAATTGTAACGGTCTTGGAGGATTGATCATGAGAAAGCTTAATGACACCAACAGGACAAGGAAGAGGAGTGTACGGCACTCGTGGATAAAGGCGGGTCCGGGGATCCAACGCTGCGCTATTTGTGGGATCACGAAGCGAAGTGAGTATATAGACGGGAAGACCGTTCATTGCGTGCATCTATCATCTGGTGAGCTTTACTCTATGACAGGTGAGACGCCAGAATGCAGGGATCTTAGTGAATTTTATTAATCTAAATTACGAAAATATGACATGGTATAATACTTACGAGGAGATAAAAGCCAAATATCCGGATACTGTTTTTGAGGAATATTGGTTGGTAGAAGAAGATGTCGCTAAATTAATGAGGCATGAACCTATTATAAAAGGATGGGCTATAATCAAAAATGATCCTAATATAGATAGTAACATTATATCTAGTAACAAATCAAATATCAATGCTATTGAAGCCGATAAAAATGAGGGCGATGAGCGCAATATATTGTTGCATATTGGGATATTATCCCCATTTAATGATGATCCAGTAATAATAATAAAACAAAAAGGAGTTTAAAATGAAGGAGGAATTTTATAAGTATCAAAAGGTGGTCTATGATGGCGATGTGTTTGAGGTAGTTGAGACCGCTGATAAAAGTGGAAGAATGAGAATCAGACTATGGTCGGATGAAGTAGATGAGATTATTTGGGTTGATGAGGAGATGGTCGTATCATTAGGTAGAGCTATTAAGTTAAAACTTATTGATGAGGAAAAGGTAGACAATGTAAACGCTTACGATCTTTCCCGTTTCAATAATATTAATAGTGCATCCATCATTAAAGCCCACCAAGAGGAGGTAGCCAAGGCATGTAAGACTGCCGTAGGGAAAGACGGTAGCGGGAAGGACGACCGGGCCGACGGTAAACTCCGGTGGGATCTCCTTCCTTTGGCTGAGATAGAGGACATCGTGAGGGTATATACGGAAGGTGCCAAGAAGTACGCTGATAACTCATGGCAGGATATACCTGATGGGTTCAATCGTTATCTAGGTGCACTCATGAGACACTTGGTCGCTTATACGAAAGGGGAGAGATATGATAAGGAGGGATTCATGCATCTATCCGCCGTATGCTGGAACGCCATAGCGTTATTATATTACGATAAACATAACAAAGGGCTTATAGAATGGAAGAGTCAGGAAAAAGAGTAAAAAGAGTAGTAGATGAGGGATTAAGAGCTATCGACAAAAGAACGGGTAAATATGTTAATGTAATCAAGCGCACTATTGATGATAGCCCATTCCCGATAGTTAAGTATCTCAGTTACAGTTATAATGAATTAAATTATGATTATGTAAAGAATCTGAATTTTGATGTAAACGTAAATTGGGAGCAGCGTAGATATCAGATTGTTAAGGATTTATTATCTAACGATTTCGATGGGAGAAAGATGAGTATAGATGAGGTAGATAATGCTATATTTACCGCTGATTTGATTATTAACAGATTAACAACTATTTGAGATGGTAAGAATTGATTTTTTCACGAAGAAAGACGCTGAGTACAGCGACTACATGCGGTATATTATCGCCAACACATTACAGGAGTATGAGGGTGAGGTCACGTTAAACCAGATCCCGGAGAACAAAGCCACGGAGGAGGAAATATCCAAGTACGGTATAGAGGTATATCCTACTATCATCGTCAGCGGAGATAACATGGATGGCTTTAATAAACTTGAGGGGATGGCCAGAAAAGCTGATCTTATTAACGTCATGTCATTATACGATAAGAAATAGGCTTATGACGATAAGGGATAAATATTTTGGCTGGAAGGATATATTCTTTAGCAGATTCGTGCATTGTTGTAATGAAAAAAGTGACCAACCGCAAGGGAGTAATATACCTCTAGCCAAAATAAACTTCGATAACAAGACAGGATATGTGGAGGACGGGACTATTAATATAGCCGAGCTTCTTCAATATCTTTGGATAAATAATAAGGTCTATGGGTGTGAATATGCACCCATAGATATATCCTCTGTCTTGCAAACATTGATTAGATTGACCGAGAACGCTAAGTTCATATTTGACGACCAACCCGGCATACATGATATGATCCCATATAGAGGTTTTTTTCTTAGAGATGATTTTTTACCCGGGAAAGATTATTCACTTGATTTGGATAAAATAGTGAGCGGGATGGGAGGATGGTATGGGGAGGATGAGGATCCATGTTACTCGATGTTCGTCAGTCAAGATCAGATATGGAACTTGAACCCGATATTGAAGGTATTAGCTGATGAGGGATCTATTCTAGCCAAGGAACTTGGGTATGATATGAACTCATATGTCAGCGATAATGGATACACGATATACAACCCCTATCTCTCGTGGATCAATCATTACTATCATTATTGCCCGACATTTAATGAGGATAAGCTGAAACCTTGGGATAGGGTGGAAGACAGAAAGAATAAATTCAAGATGACGGATAAGGTTAAGAGAGGCGCCAATAATTGGTATTATTCAGGCGGGACTATATCTTGTGTGGATAATTTCTTGGGGAAAGAATACAGGAAAAATCTCCGAACCTTCATATATCGTGGAATAGTATTCTTTTTAGATCGGATATGGCATACACCATTGTTTGAGAAGATGGGCGTGAAAATGAAATACAACGCTTATTATTGTTATGCCGCTACTTCCGGGATATGGTATGATAAGGGATTCAAGGAAAGACTAGCCAAGAGGTTTAACAAGTCGCTGGGCGGCGACGGGGAACTGTTCGGGGCTAACCTAGCCTGCATGGTATGTGACCGTAAGGATATCGATTGGGAGGCGCTTCGTCTTTGGCTTGACAAATACGATGATCCTACTGATAAGGGCATGGTGAATAGCCCTATTCAATTTATGTATTTATATTTATATTACACTTTTAACAAATAATTTGAAATGAAGAAGATAAATAACTGGATTATAAGAACATTTGGGTTGAGAGGCTCATGGAGCTGGGCTAAGAAACAGATGTTAAATGGAGCGATCATTAAACGTAAGGCTACTACAGGGACATACAAAATAGCTATTGATGATGACAAGAATAGGTTACTTGTAGCCACATGGGATCATCTAGATCAAAGTCCTGTATGGGAAAGGTGCCCGCATAGTTTATTAGATGAAGATGCGGTTGATTATTTTGTCACAGCTCATAAGGAATTATCATATGGAGGCATAAAGATCAGGATGAAAGATGAATTTAATTGTAACGATAAAATATCGAAAGTATGAAAAAGATTACTGATAAAGACGTAGAGCGCCTTAAAGCCGGGAAGAAGATAACAAAAGGATTTATCCATATGCAATTAGATGATAAGGGAAGATTGAACTTGTGGAGTGATATCAACATAACTGACAATTATAGAAGTCTTAAGATAGACGCTAACAAATTGTTTGATCATGGGATTCTTTCAGAGGGATATGATAAATTGAGAGTTATAAATATAGGACAACAGGGACGAAGGTAATGAAAGTGCATATTATTAATCATCGCTGCGGTGACGATGAAATAGAAGTTAAAAATGGCATACGAGTTTTTGATTGGGTTGGGAATGAGTTTATTATCAATCTAAATAATTTTGGGGAACTGGAAATAAATGGATTGAGTATATAATTACCTTAATTTAATAGACATGGAGACTAAAATATGCAAGAAATGTGGTAAAGAATTACCAGTGGATAAATTCTATAAGAACAAATCACAAAAGGATGGGTTTGGATACTACTGTAAGGATTGTGTAAATGCCTACAAATCGTCCAAAAAAGCCAATGCAGATGGGGGGGGTAAATTAACGAAAGTGTTTACCAATCCAGATCTAGCCAAATTCAAACCTAGAGAACTTATCGAAGAACTAAAAGCTAGAGGTTACAAAGGCACGCTCACCTATGAGCAGGTAATAACATTATAATATAATTTAAAAGATGGCAAAGAAACAGTTAAAGATCCCGTTTAAAGACGGGAGACCATGTAAATGGGTTAAGGATGTTCATGATGAGGAACGCGATAATTATGAGTTCGAGGAATGTCTTGAGATACACGGATTCGTTCGTGGATGCTCTTCGGCTGTAATGATATTAAGACCGGCAAATGATCATGGAAAGGATTTCAATTATGTCAACAGTATCTATTATCAAGTGTTCTTGACGGATAGCAAGGAGATAATACAAAATATGATGCATGGGATCATATACGGGAAATGGACTTTTGTTAAGAGGGGAGAAAATTTTGGTATAAAATTGGTTAAGGTCTTGCCGGGTATACATAAATCTATCATGCGGATAGCCGAAAAAGAAATTTTCAGGTCATGAATATATTATCATTATTTGACGGGATATCATGTGGGTATCTAGCGTTACAAAGAGCCGGCATACCTATAGATGCTTATTACGCCTCGGAGATAGACAATACATGCATAAAGGTGAGCCAGAAGCATTTTCCTAATATTATTCAATTAGGGGATGTTAATAACTGGAGAACATGGGATATCCCTTGGAAAGACATAGATCTGGTCATGGGAGGATTTTGTTGCCAGAGTTTTTCTAGCTCAGGTAAGGGTAAGGGGTTTATGGACGCAAGGGGAAGGCTTTTCTTCTGCTTTTCGGACATCGTAAGGCATTTAAAGAAGGAGACCAAAGGTAAGATCCTGTTCTTGGGAGAGAACGTCCGGATGCGGGATGAGCACCGCTGGGTGATTACCGAGGAGCTTGGCGTGGAGCCGGTGGAGATCGACAGCGCCTTGGTCTCGGCACAGACCCGGCATCGTCTTTATTGGTGTAATTGGCCGGTAGAAATGCCGAAAGACAAGCATATATCATTGGATGATATTTTAGAGCATGACAAGGGCTGGAATCCGGGAGCCATAAGAGGAAGATATATAGGATCCATTGTCGGTAGAAGGATAGGAGAGGACGGGTATCGAAAGGATTGTAACAAGGACATAAAAATAACGCAATGTTTGGAGATAAGAAAAGATAAGAATACCACTCCCATCAAGAAAAGTAATTGCCTGACAACAGTCATGAAAGATAACGTGATCTCATCGTTGCCTCCCGGAAGATATCCTAATGTCTTTGACATGAAAGACAAATTCAGATACTTGACTCCGGTGGAGATGTGTAGGCTACAGACATTGCCGGATGATTACCTTGACGGGATAGCTCCGAATACAGCTATGTCTTTAACAGGTAACGGATGGACGGTGGATGTGATAGCCCATCTGCTAAGAGGTATAGAGCGTAGGTAAAATTTAAAACACGATCACAGCGATATGGTTATAAACAAGACATGGTCGATGCCGAATAAAGAGACATTCAGCATAAAACCGATAAAGGAACTTATAAACAAATATCGAAAAGAGGGGATGGTTATAGTGGATCCATTCGCCAGAAACAGCGACATAGGGACGATCACCAACGATCTTGACCCTGAGACTAAGGCTATGTATCATAAGGACGCCACGGACTTCCTGTGTGGTCTTAAGGATAATATAGCTGATATGGTACTATATGATCCACCATATTCCACGAGACAGGTATCCGAGTCGTATAAAAGACTTGGAGGTGCTGTTGATATGCAAACAACACAATCTAGTTATTGGGCTAAGCAGAAGAAGGAGATAGCTAGGATCACCAAGAAAGGAGGGGTGGTCATTACCTGCGCGTGGAACTCCGGCGGTATAGGGACCGGGCTTGGCTTCGAGCAGCAGGAGATTCTTCTTGTGGCTCATGGGGGATGGCATAATGATACGATAGTTACAGTAGAAAGGAAAGTAAACTACCGATAAGCTAAAGACTTATCAGCTTTAAACCTAAGCAGTGATATGCAGATTGCAAGACCACATACCCGATTTTTCAGGCTGGTTTACGACAGCCCCAAGCAGAGCGATATTCTTTGCGGCATTAACATCCGCATCCATATCGTTTCCGCAATATCCGCACTTGAAAGACTTGTTTCTTCTTGTGCCGATACGGTGGCACACAGAGCAAGTCTGCGAAGTATATGCTGGCTCCACGACAACCAAGGGTACACCCGCCATTCTAGCCTTGTATTCCATAAAGGAGCGGAGCTGATGGAAGCTCCACGAATTGAGTTCTTTTCTAAAGCTCTTGTTCCTGCGTTTGGAGGTGGAGCGTATATTGGACAAGTCCTCTATGGCAATACCAAGACCCCTTGCTTTGGCTTCCATAACGATTTGTTTGGAAATGGTGTGGTTGATTATCGTCGCGGTAGTTCTTTCTTTCCCTTTAAGCCGTTTCAAGAGTTTGGCGCAGCCACGTTTGCATTCGTGAATGCGGCCTTTCGTGCCTTTGGATTGAATGGAACTACGGATTTTTCGTTGCTTTTCCCTGTAACGATTCAGAGATTCGGAGGAAAAGGTTCTACCATCGGATGTACACGCAATATCGGTGATTCCGAAGTCGCAACCGATAAATTCCTCGACATCTTCCATATCCTCTTCGGGAACTTCTACCGTCTGAAAAAGGTAAAACTTGCCTTTCTTGAACACAAGGTCAGCTTCCCCTTTGATGTAAGGAATATAATTGGTGTTGTGGCAGATAAACGGCATCTTCTGTCGACCGCTTACAGTCCATATAGAGACATGAATATCGGAGTAAGAAAGAACCCTGCTGTCATAGCAGATGCTTCCGTATTCACGGAACATACGCTGACGTTTCCTGTCAAGTTTGTAGGCATCCGCCACCTTGCTTATGCAGCGTACAACTATCTGAGCGGAAAGGTTAAAGGTATCGCGTATGTCATTGTAGCAAAGGTGATGCAGCTTGAACTGATTGAAAGTCCTGTTCCGCCATGCAATGTCAGAAATCTGATTGCACGCTGCATTAGCCTCCTTGAGAGTTTCAAGAAGAATCCGATGCTGTTCTTCGGACGGGATAAGTTTTATTTTCAATGTCAGTTTCATGCCGCTAATATACGGGAAAAATCGGATATATTCAAATATTTGAGTAAAAATAGTATTAATTAAAGAGGGAATCGTGGTTCAATTCCTCCCACAAACTAAAGATTTGCGGGTTTCCTTGAACCGATTTTATGAAGGAACGGATTTTTACCACAAAAGAACAGGGAAGAGTGCTGGTCGAGGCCGGCCTCCCTATCTCTACCGCCAGCGGCTTCAGAGACAAGTATCTGGATCAATTACATTCTATGGAGGATAACGCTGGTCGTATAGGGTTGATAGAGGCCGTTACCCCTGATGTATCCAATCCTGTTTGGGATGTAGGGACGTTACTGAATTTGCTCCCATATGAGATAGAGGGTTGTACATTTGAATGTCATAAGCTAGAAGACGCATGGTTTGCATCATATAGAAATGTAGATGATATTCCTATATATTGGAGCAAAGAAAAACTTCTTATAGATGCGTTGTTCTCATTGATAATGGATTTGTTTAAATTTAAATGTGGATTATATGAATTACTACATGAAACAAGTAACAAGAATAAGATACAAAACAGAGGATAATCCGCCTATGGCTAATGTCCCTCTTATAGGATACAGTTTGGAATACGACTGCAAGGTAGCGTTAGTATACAGAAAGGGGGATAACTATTACACCAATATGGAGTGCGATGTTGAATATAAGATATCTCCTCCAGATGAGTACGAATACGTATATCCGTGAGAATTAGAAGGGATATATTTATATTTAAGCATGATTAATATTATTTTAATATTATTCATGCTTTTATTTTTGTTTAAATCATATCTTTGTATCAACATTAAAAACCAGATTATTATGGATGAAAACAAACAAAAAGTCAATGAACTTACGATGAGGACATTGGGTTCTCATTATGGCGGATATACCTATGTAAAGGTAAAAAATCGTGAAACTTATGTAACGATAGATTGGAAGTTGTTGAGGGCTATAGAAAAAGGGGAGGTGGAGATAGACAACGAAAAATATCATCTATCCGGAATAGAGTACGTAGCTAAAAGATATCAGGACATGTTTTACGCTGGTCGTGATATTTATTATTTCAAGGGTATGGGAGAAAGGGGGACAACCGATCTTCTTAGAAAGGCTATAGATGATTTGCTAGATACCATAAGCAGCAGGGGGACTTATCGTAGCGCAGAGCACAGGATGTACGCCCAAATGAATAAACTTACGGAAGCGGGAGCCATGATCAGCTTAGCTATTGAATTACTAACATCTAACATCCGTCATAGTTATGGAGAAATTAATTTTGAACGACATCCAAGACCTGTGGAGGTGGAGGGAGAAGATAAACATTGATGACTTCAAAGAGGATCCTATGGCTGAGGATATGCCATTATATTTCCCGTGCGCCGTCGTATGGCATGTGAATTGGGGTGAGCATGACGCTGATAATTATGTATGTTATGGATTTGTTTATGTAGCAGAAATATTAGGGATATGAACATTAAAAAACAGATAATTCTTGACGATAAAGACTATGAGCGATTAGTGCACGATGCTAATCTCAGTAATGATGAGATAAAAAGCAAAATCGCCAGCGCTCTAACCACCGATATAGTGGTTAGTTTCGATTTCGATGTAAATAAAAAGGTTACGGGGAATATGAGGATCGAAAGCGCCGCCTATAATCTAGGATATAATGAATATGATAATATCGTAAGGGCTAGAGACAAGAATATTCACCATGCTGTTTATACAGCTATATATGATTATCTTGAGAAAATAAAGAGAGATAATAATAAGCTAAGCGCAAAAGATTGGATATTATTCACGTCTATAATCTTATCTGTTTTAGCGATGGGATTTGCAGGCGGATGGTTGGCATTTAATTGATTGAATTATGGGTAATTTAAAAGACATAAAACATGAATAAAAGAAAAATCAAAAAGAAACTCCATTTAAATAACAAAGGCATTGATGGGAAGATAGCTAATAATACGACATTTGATTTCGATTTCAATGTTGAAAAGAAGGAGAGCAATAAACTAAATACAGAAGATTGGGCGCTGTTATCACTTATGATTTTGTTTATTTTTGCGATGGGAGTTGTAAGTGGATGGTTGGCGTTTAATTGTTCAAATCATGGATAATTTAAAAGATATACAAAATATGACCAGTAAATTACTATTTTTCGATTTAGAGACAACCGGGGTTAAGTTCTGGAGAAACGGGATACACCAAATAGGAGGGATCGTGGATATCGACGGGCAGGAGGCCGAGAGGTTCGACATCCGCCTAGCCCCGAACCCTGCCGCCACGATAGAGCAGGAGGCGCTGGACGTGGCCGGCGTTACCTTGGAGCAAGTGCAGTCTTATCAGCCTATGGAAGACGGATACAGGCAGTTAGTTGGTATATTATCCAAATACGTGAATAAGTTCGATAAGAGGGATAAAATGTATTTAGTGGGGTATAACAACGCTGGATTCGATAACAGCTTCCTACGGGCTTTATTCCAGCAATGTGGGGATAAGTATTTCGGATCATGGTTCTATCCTAACTGTATGGATGTATATGTTATGGTGACACCGTTCCTGATGGGCGTAAGAAACGATATGGAGAACTTTAAGTTGATGACCGTAGCCAGAACTATGGGTATTGAGATCGACGAGAATAAGCTCCATGACGCTACTTACGATATTGAGCTGACTAGAGATATATTTTATAAGATAATCAACAAAATGGATGTTAAGTTATGAGGGGAATTTTAGAGGCTATGCATGATTACCCGGATGAGGCGCTTGGGTTGTGTTTCTTTTTGATAGTGGTTATCTGGTTATTATCAGGTATATTTGAGAAAAAAGATGAATGATAAACTCGATAAGATACTGGATCTCCTAAGATCTCAAAATGAAATGATCAAGGATATTCACGACTATGTGAAAGAAGTTACCAGCGAGAAGTATATAGGAGAATCTAGAATGACAAGCTTCTCTATTAACTTGGCCGCTGATATACTTACCGAAGCCATTAGCCCTAAGATAAAGGAGATGATGGTGGATCTATTGAAAAAACAAGGATGGAAAACTGAGTGAAATATGGGGACTTATGAGAGAAAAGTAAATCAATTAAAGGATTTGATGAGAAGGAAATACAAATCAGCTTACAATAAATCCAAGGAAATGGACATAGATATAAGCTCAATGACATATCTTCCATGCCCAGACGCATTTAACGTCATAAATATTGAAAAAATGCATGTTATTCTTGATCGGGTCAATAAGATCATAGATGAGAATAAGGATAAGCTCAAGAACCCAACTTGCGCCACTTGTGTACATCTACATGATCGGGAATGGGCGAAAAGATACGGGAAAGTATGCTGCTCCATTTGGCAAGTGTGCGACCATTATATAAACCCTAACAGGAAATATGATAGGGAGCAAAAGACTTATACGAGACGCCCAAGCAATAAGGCTTGTCCTAATTATGAATATGGTGATGATAATTTTGAAAACAGAAAAAGATGCTTAAAGAAAAAGAATACCCGATAAACAGCTATGGCCCAGTACGCACCAACAAAGACCGGACGTGCGTCTGCTGTGGCGATACGGTTCCCGCTGGTAGCAGCAGGATGATGCCGAGGAACGCCAAGTCCAGTTATTGTCTATGCATATCTTGCTTCAAAAAATGGAAATCTGTTGGTGGAGATCTTAAACTGATGGACAATCTCAGCAATGTGAAGAAAGAGCATATCATATATATGTCTAAGATCATGAAAGGTAATTGTGACATTGTTAAAGGTCATAAGCTTTATATAGCCCTAAAGAAGGCGATAAACGAGAAGAAGGTAGCCGTTATCAGATTCGATACCGACCAACCGATATGTATATCGACAAGAATCATGAATCCTTCATTCGGGGTGATCATGGACGAGTACGGTAAGGATATATTCCAAGGTAACCTTAAGCTAATTAATGTCCCTAAAGGTGTCAAGGATCTAATAGTTAACTATATAGAAAAATATCGTAAATTATGAACTTCAAGACATTTGTATTCATGATCCTTACATTCAGGAGAGTAGATCCTATACCTAAGAACATAGGTCTTATGTTGAGTATAACATTCTGGATATCTATAGTATGGATAATATCCAACTTTGCTATATTGATAATGAGATTAATAAAATAGACAAGATGAAACAAGGAGACGTGATATACAAGAATGGCATGGAGCTGCTTGTAGTATTAAGTTACGACCATAATGAGCCATGTAAGGGCTGTTTCTTCTACAAGAATAAGGCGTGCGGATCAGAAAAACTGATAAAATGCTGGGATTGTAAAAAGGAATATATATTCACGGCTATACGTAAATATAATACGACTGAACTGTGCGGAATAGTAAAAAGATATGAGGAGACGTATAAGATAATACTTAAAACAATCAAGAAGATTGAGAAAGAATGTCAAAAATATGTTATCTGGGATACTGTGCATGTGATGTTGAAAGATGATGGAGAGCTTATTATAAAAGCCTTATCCAAGGATAAGTCCGTGCTTTTAAATGATTTCATTATATATGTCAACAATAATGGGAGTATAGATGAAGAGGACTATGATCTATTATTAACTAAATAATTGATAGTACAAATGGACAAATCAAACAAAATAGAGAATCTAGCAAACAAGTATGTTGAAAGGCATATAAGAGATAGACATCTAAGCGATGATACGATAAAAGAAATAAAAATAGCTTATATTATGATTATAAAAGATTTTATAGCTATTGTCGATAAATCTACATCAATGAATGAAGATGATATAATATACGTCGTTAACAACATATCATCAATATTATATGAACCTGTAGAAATCTCTAATACCGATAAAAAAATATTGGAGATAGGGATAGCGCTAGGCCTAAAGGGCGCCATATCATGTATATTTGGTTCATTATTAAAAGATGACTGCAATATAAAAGATGAGATAATTGATATATCTAAACATATAAAAGAAAAATTAATATCAAATAAGATGGAATGAATCACGCTAGTCTTTTCTCAGGTATAGGAGGCTTTGATTTAGCCGCTAGAGAGGTAGGATGGAACAATGTCTTTCAATGCGAGATAGATCCATTCTGTCAAAGTGTATTAAAATATTATTTTCCAAAAACAGTATTATATGAAGATATTAAAAGAACTGATTTCACTTCATGGAAAGGGAAAATCGACGTGCTCACCGGAGGTTTCCCTTGTCAACCATTTAGCGTCGCTGGACAACGAAAGGGAGCGGATGATAACCGTTATCTCTGGCCGGAAATGCTTAGAGTCATACGAGAGACAAGACCGCTCTGGATTATTGGCGAGAATGTTGCTGGAATCACCAATATGGTTCAACCCGGTAGTGAAACTGACGTGGAAACGAAAAGTGATCAAGATGAAGAAAATTACAAGGAAACGATACTTGAGCAAGAATATATCATCAATACCATCTGCGACGATCTTGAACGTGAAGGATATTCCGTCCAACCGATCATTGTTCCAGCTTGCGGTGTCGGAGCGCCACATAAACGGTATAGGATATGGTTCATTGCTTCCGACTGTTCAGACGCAAGGGTTGAAGGTTTGCGACAAGGACGGGAAGACAAGATTCATGGATTTGAGTTCACTTCCCAAACAAGGGATAAAATACGGAGACTTATTACCGACACCAGTGGCCTCAGATTACACAGGTTCTTGTACGATAAGGAAGATGACAAAAAGCAACGGAGCACCGAGAACAGACTCTTTAAGAAATATGCCTGCCGTGATTGGGATGGACGGGGATCGACTCAATGGAAGAGTTTTCCAACTCAGTCCCCTATTTGTAGAGGAAATGATGGGCTACCCTTTAATGTGGACAACCTTACCATTCCTTACGGGAAATGGAGAAAAGAATCAATAAAGGCTTATGGTAATGCCATAGTGCCGTTGATAGCGGTGAAAATATTCGAGATGATAAATAAAATAGAAGGATATGAACAACAAACAACTTTATAAAATAACATTGACAAGGGAACAACTGATGCTGATATCCCGGTGCGTGGAGGACATAAGCAGATACGCAGCCGGAGACATGGATCTTCAGCATACCACGGAAACTTTGATAAATGATATGGATAGAACGGAAACGCTGGGGATAAGAAGCTTTATAGTCAATAACTCACGAGCGATAAGAAGAAGGTTGTTCCCAGATCTTGAGGATTTTGAGCATATAGGGTACGATGGAGGCAGTAAGGATAAGATAAATAGGAAGAGACTTATCGGCAACACCTACCAAATATATAGGTCGATATTACATCAGTTGGCCATTGACGAGGACTGGAATAATGTGTATAGTGATATCACGTTACCTTCAGGTGATATGGGGACGATTAAGGTGGAGAGGATTGACGATGATAAGAAGGATAATGATATTAAATAATTTACTATGAGCTTATTTGTATGCGCTAAATGCGGTTGCGTTGATAATACCGCTACGTCTAGTTACTGGATGTTGACAAACGAGTATATGGTGGACAAATTCGACTATGCCAAGGAACTACAGCCGTACAAGGGCATGGGGCTGTGCAGCGAATGCGGGAGGCTGGCTACCAGCCCAGACGGACGTGATGTCGTGGTGCCCGGTAAATGGCACGGGAAGTTCCCGAAGAAGAAAGCTACTGAAGAGCAGATGAAACATGTAGGGTATAAAAATTTAATATAAATAGGAATTTATAAATATTCTATTTATATTTGCGCTATGTATTTAGTGGAACAACATATAATTACTGTCAATGATAAGAGATATAAGGATTTAGATCGAATATGTTTCTTATCCAAGAATCTGTACAATGTGGCTTTGTATACAATAAAGCAGGAGTTTCTTAATACAGGTAAGTGGATAAGAGCTGTAGATCTTAACAAGAAGATGGTAGCAGAGAATAACATAGATTATAGAGCAATGAGTGGATCATCCTCTCAGCAGATTCTTATGGCTTTAGACAAGAATCTAAAATCTTATTTCTCTGCTATCAAGGCATGGAAGCGTGATAATAAGAAATTTACTGGCTGTCCTAAATTTCCAAAATATAAGCATAAAACAAAAGGCAGGAACGTATTTTCTTATTCTTACGCACAGTTTAAACATAGAGGAGATTTTATCTATTTCCCTAAAAAGGAAGGATTATCTCCTTTAAGAACTAATTGCAAGGAGGGAACCGTAAAACAGGTTAGATTTGTCCCTAAATCCGATTGTTATGTAATAGAAGTTGTATATGAGTCAATTGTGAAAAAGCAACTTGATGATAATAACAGGATCATGTCTATTGATCTAGGTGTAAATAACCTCGCTTCTATCGTGACCAACGTAAGCAATAAGCCTATTTTGATAGATGGGAGGAGACTTAAATCCATCAATCAGTATTACAATAAGAAAAGGTCAGATATTCAACAACAATTAAAGAAAGTAAATGGGAAAGAAAATTCGAGACGGTTGATGTCCTTAACAAGAAGGAGAAACAATAAGGTGAAAGATTATCTTCATAAAGCAAGTAAGGAGATAATAAATACTTGCTTGAAGGAAGATATAACAACATTGATAGTAGGTCATAATGATGGATGGAAACAAAATGTGAGTCTTGGTAAAAGAAACAATCAGAATTTTGTTTCTATTCCATTTGAGATGCTTATATCAATGTTAAGATATAAATCGGAAAGACAAGGACTAAGATTTGTTGAAATAAACGAATCTCACACGTCAAAATGCAGTTCTTTCGATTTAGAACCAGTATGTCATCATGATACTTATGTTGGTAGAAGGGTAAGAAGAGGTCTTTTTAAGACAAGAGATGGCATTCTTATTAACGCTGACATCAACGGAAGTTATAACATCATGAGAAAAGTAAAGGGGGATGCAGCAATGCCACCCCATACAGGGTTTGGGTATAACCCGGTTAAGAAATTTATTAACTAATTATACAGGTGTAAACTTGTATATAATTACCACAAATCAATAATATGAGAGTAAAATATTTTACTGACGCAGGGATCGAATGTACCCCGGAAGAATGTAAGCTGATTGAATCATTAAATAGATTAGCGAAGAAATGGGAGAAGGACGGCAAACGTCTTTGGTTGTATTCCGCTAGTGGGGTTCTTACTGTCATGATGCATGGTGATAGGGAAGACAATCCTATACCTGAGATGCTTCCTAACGCAGGTACAAATCCAGATAATATTATAACTACAATCTCAGGAATAGGTAATGATGGAGGAGATTGGTAAACAAATTATAATTTATGAAAATAGGAGAACAAATAATAGTATTTTTAGCTGTGAACAAGAATGGTGATGAGATTATTCTTGACAACACCCCCGCTCGGCAAGGAGAGATATGGACGGATGAGAGATCGGCGCATGACGATGAGTATTTTTCCGTCGAGGATCATAATTCGGCGATCGTACTCCCAAAAGGTACTATCCGTAGATTAACAGGTAGGGACTTGAAGTGGGAGGACGATCCTATATCTCTTAAATCCGTCATCGAGGGACTTCCTCATGTGGACATTGAATTTTATAAACAGAAGATAATAAACTTCGTAAAATGGATATAATGCCTCATTGTCTAAAACCTTAGTTTTATTAACTTTTAAAAATTACAAACATGAAAAAAGAAGAAAAGAAATTTGTAACAGAGTATCAAATCAATGGCAAAAAGTATGCCGGTGAAATATGGGCAACCTCATGGGAAGAAGCTGAATGTTTTATAAAACAAAGAGCTTCTACCGAAAAGGCTGTTGGGTTTATTCCTAAAGATTAATCATCTATACCACATCCAAAAAACAGATATTATGGCTACTAAAAAACAGATATTAGAATCAGATGAATTACTTCAACAAAAAAGAAGAGCTTATTATCTTTCAGATGAAGGATTCGAGGAATATAAAAAGTTCTTGTCAGATCCCGATCAAAAGAAATTTTGTTTCAAGGGATATTATTATGTAGAGGTAAAGGAGCAGGATGATAAAGAGCTATTAGGAGCAATGGGACGAGTAGTATATGAATAAAGTAAGGTAATTATATATCATTTAAATTTTGAATCATGAAAAAATATAAATTGTTAATAACAGATTTAGATGGGACACTGATTGAAGCATTGTCAGGAGATACATTCCCTAAAGGTATATGGGATATGAAAATCAAACTCTACGTATTTGAGGCTATCAAAAATTACGCTCCTGATGATATACTAATCATATCAAATCAGGGAGGTATAGAAAAAGGCTTCGTAGACAAAGAGATGTTTGAATATAAATTCGATTATATATCAAGCGCATTGGAGGATTATACCAATATATCCGTATACAACTTTTATTGCGACAACAATGATAAAGATAACATCAATAGGAAACCAAATACGGGGATGATAGACCAGTATATGGATTATATCAAATTCATAAATGATAATGTAGATGAGGAAAATAAGATCATATACGATACTATCATGATGATCGGGGACGCTTCCGGAAAAGAAGGGCAGTTCTCCGACTCCGATAAGAAGACGGCGGAAAACTTCGGGTGTGAGTATATGGATGTGGATGATTTTGTGTATAAATATAATAACCGATAACGAAAATAAGAAGGATAGGATGATAATCGCCTATCCTTCTCTTATTATGTAAATCCATTTTTGGATTACATTAATTATCAATGGTATAACTATTTATTTATACTCATCTTTCTTTCCTTGTTATCAAACATTCCACGCAAAATGCAGTTATCGTATATACAATTGTTGATCTTCCCTCAGTAGGGTTTTTACCATTTTGGGTAAAAACTTTATAATCAATATCTTTAGTGAACCTATTATCGCCAGTAAGCGCTCTAATAGCCTTGCCTTTATCAGAATAATCGCAGTGAGGGGCATCATATCGTGAACCGACCATATTTCTCAAAAACGCTCCTTTTTTTTCTTGACAATTCTTCCAGTTTAACAAATCCCTTTAATGTTATCATAACAGTCACGGCCTTAGCCTCCCAATATTCATCACCAGGATCAGATCCATATGTAACTAATCCAGAATTACGAGCGGACTGATATGCCTCTATCCTACCTCTCTCATTCCTAAAAACATATTTTAATTCCTGTAATAACGGATACATGTTCTTAATCCCGATATAATAGCCAAATTGCTCAAAATATTTTGATGATTCACGGATAAGGACACCTTCTCTTGGAATAGACCTTTTAAACATATCAATTACCGGTTCATTCTCCTTTATCGTATCTATAGCCGTATTTAATTCGGCTTGGACAATCTTCTTTTCCTCCTCGACCTTGTTCTTGGCTTCTAGTGCCAACATAGCTTCCTTCTCGGCCTTCACCTTGGCCTCATACTCATCAGCCCATGCCCTTGCGGCTTCCGCTGGATTGGAAAAGTCGGGAATACGCAAATGACTTACTTGATCATTATTCGACTTTTCCAACTTCTTTAATTCTTTTTCTTTCTCGATAAAATACCTTCTAGCTTTCTTCCCTTTATCATTATTCTCTACCATACATAGCTCTTTGGCCATATCCATCAATAGCAGGTAATCAGTCTTTGCAACTACCTGAGTATCAGACTCACCAAAATGGGGGAGTCTGTCATTCAGTAAGTTACCTAAATAATCATATTTTATCAATACAAAGTCCTGATTTTCAATAAAACCGTATTTTGATATACGATCTTTTATCCATGATGTAAAATCTCTTCTTATTTGAAGAAACGCATGAAGAAGCCTGGCGTCTACAACCTTATGATTATTATTATCTACTACCGGTATTAATGTATTTAAATCCATTTCGTTGGATTCGGACGTCAAAATTCCATTACTATTGTTCGTGGAATCATGAAAAAGATCTACATTTGTATTCATAAAATAATTACCTATTCCCATCCGTCCGGGATGGATAGATGGGAATACAAAAATAGCCAATCAAATTGTCTTAAACAATTGACCGGCTATTTTTTTTGTCATACCATATCAGTTATCTTCCCCTGTCAAAATACCAATTAGCGTCCTCTCCGGACTCATCCTTATTCCTACCACCTAGAAAGAATCCCATCGTCATGCCGTTGGTCATCAACCAGTAGTCGGATGTCTGCTTAATATCCCTAGCCGTCTTGATATTATACCATTGCTTACCAAACGAGAACTTCATGAGCTGCCTCCATAGCTTGCTCTCGCCCTTATACACGCCGGTCTGGACGGTAGCGAAAGGATCCCAGTTTCGAGGATCGGTAAGATCACCCAACTTACGGGCTGTAACCAGCGGGTCTTGTAACATGTCTATAGCGTTAAGCTCCATGAACGGGGATGTCTGGGAGGCGATCTCATTGATCGTCCTGAACCCGATGTAGGTAATGAACTGCCCGAACCAGCTATCCTCATTATCCTCCCTATATCCCATCAAAGCCCGTCCTATGGCCATCATCGTAGCGAATACCGCCATGTTGATAATCGATCTCTTGATATTGATCTGCTCGTAGGGGGTAAGCTTATCATACTCTTCCTTAAGCACGTCATATGCCTCTCCCATCCTGCCCTCGGACATCGATCCATAGACATTACCGGCCAGTCTCCATAACGTTCTCATATATCCTTCCTCAAACTGGTTGGTTTGGAAATTGAAACCGGCTTTCTTATACGCCCGCTGTACGGCCAATATAAACCATCCACGGTGAGGCAGCACCATATTAAGGATAGCGTTCCGGCTAGCCCCCACCCGGTTCTGCTCGTTCAAGGCGCCGTCACAGATCTGCACCATACTCCTTACCCTACTGGACAAGGTGGGTATATATCGGTCTATAATATCCTTGTTAGCCTCGTTCTTAGCCACGATCTTTCCGTCCTTGACATCTACCATGTTCCACATAGAATAATCCCTTAAACGCTCCCAATCGCGTTTAGCCTCGTTAGCGGACATATTTCTGTCTTTCATCATCATCTCCTTGAAATTGGAGTATGACCAGAACTGACCCTCGTATAGGCGGGTATCATCCATGACCGAGATAATGACCTGCGGATCCAACGGGGAGTTAAGAACCTCCATCATCTTAAACGGCAGGTCCCGGAATAAGGTTCTCCAGATTTTGTTATACGCTGCCGATCGTACACGGTTACGGACATTGAACACGCCTAGAGCCTCTCCAACGACATATAGCTTGTTGGTGCGGTTTATATCCCCGATCTCCGACACGTACGTACTTAACTGCTTCTGGGCTTCCCCATAGGCGTATTTCATGGAGTCCTTGCTTATATACTGCCCTACCATACCCTCCAAAAGGAAGTTGGCCTGCCCGGTAAGGGCGCCGGTAGCCGCGACGAATGGGGAGAAGCCTAAGTTGGATTTGGATACGAATTTGGTAAACATAAGAGCCAGCTTATTAAGATCGACCTTATAATTACCTATATTCCATTCTGCCCGCTTATTATTTATCCTAACATCATAGATACTGGCGTTAACCCAGTCCTGAAACATCCTATAGGCGTGAGTGGCCTCCGGGTTCTTACCGCCGTCGTATTGCGTCTCCAGCATCATGTTCCTGTATCCCATGACATCATCCAAGGCCGCCCTCTTATACTTGTAAGCGGTAGCCTGCAAGGATAACATGGAATAGGAGTAGGCGAAGTCATGGGACACGTCGTTGGCGTTCTCCAGCTTACTAAGATAGTATTTGGGGATCATGCGATATTTGTTATCGTTCTCATCAAGCCCTCCTAGGTCTTGTCCTTGACCATGTATGGGATCATCAACCCTCTCGCCAACGATGTCACGTACGGCGTTTCCGATGGCCGCCTTCGGGTCAACCCCGGCCTGCACCATCCTCTCCACTCCGCCCTTGGATATTTGTGGTATCTGGTAGATGTTCCTGAACCGCTCGTCATAATCCTCCATAGCCTTACGGCTTATGTTAAGCAGCTCCTTCCTCATCTCCCACTTATCCTTATTGATCGTAGCTTCCTCCCCTTCGTTGGTAATACCGTATTTCTTGAAAAAAGCCTCATTCTTGTACTTATCGAACCTAGGCGTATGATACCCATAACCCAGATCGGGATTATAATTAGGATTACGGAAAGAACTCTCGGCATCGGCCTCTTCTAGCCACTGGTTATTGATCGATAAGTCAATCATATTAATATCGAACCCGAAACGGGATACGCTCTCTTCCTTTGATATACCATTTTCCATGGCATCAAAGAACTCGGATACCTTATACGTACCGTTATTTATCTTCCTGACAAAGCCAGAATACCCCTTGGGAGAGTATTTCCTCATATAAGGATACAACCGGGTCCTGGCGTACTCGACAAGGATCTTATCAGCCTTACCCATCGCTATGTCGTTAGCTAGCTTATTATTGAAGTCAGGACCGTATTTCCTTCTCAAAAACGATACCTCCACGGTCGTCCATGACGGGTTCTTCCTAGATAGCTTAGCGGCCATCCTATCCACCTGACTCCGGGAGCGGGCAGACATATGTTCCTTGGCGAATTTAATCTCATCCATACCCTTGTCGTATGCCATGGCATCCCTTAAAGCGTTACGGTAAGAATCCGTGACTCCACTCTCCACCGTATCAGGCATATCCATCTCAATAGCCTCAGCGGAAGCGGCGGCATTAATGACACTCTTAGCCTCGGCCAGACGATCATATAACTCGTTTATCTTTCTTAATGACGATGATCCACGAAGACGATCGAAATCATACTCGCCATATCTAGTACTGTCCCGGTACTGAATAAGCAAAGGTCTTAGCTGGTCATTGATCTCGTTTATTGCCGCCATCGCCTCCTCTACCTTCTCTATCCTTGATGATGATACAGATTGCTCCGTGATCTTATCAACCAGATTCTCGTAATAATCACCCTCCTCGGATCCCCACATATCCTTGGAGAAGCCAAGATGACCGCCAGCTAGCAGGAACTCAAACGCAGCCTTGCCGCCCTCGGACCGCTCTATCCCACGAAGTATCTCCTTGAACTCGGCGGAAGCCTTACGACCATCGTTGGTATTCCCGAACTCCTCGGCCCACGCCTCGTCCCATGCCTTGATCTCCTCGGACATCATCAGAGCCTCGGATCCCTCTTCCTTTGGTGTCCCATCGGAATACCACTCGCTCTTGGCTATAGCCCTATCACGTAAGATATCCAGATAAGATCTCCAAGCTATAGGATCGGATTGAAACGCCTTCCAATCGACCTTCCCGTTCCTCACGAACTTATCCATAACCACATACCTGCTCCTGCGGATACGGGTCATGAAATCGGACGTGGCTTGCGATACCCTACGACCCAGTCTTTCCTCGACCTTCTTATTAACTTTCTCGATCTTATCGTAATAAGCCTGCACCATAGGTTTCTCTCGGTTCTCATCCAACCACCTATTTATCTCGTCGAGATATCGTTGCTGATCCTCGAACGTCATGTTCGAGATATCAAAATTCTGGATGGTAGGTTTGAATACATGATATACCTCCTTCGTAATAGGCTTATCCCCGTCATATCCTACTATGTCGTCACGGGTCTTCACCTTAAGGCCTCTATCGGATAGAAGAAGATCGATAAGCTGTTTCTCGGTCTTACCCGTAACATTCTTAAGATCATATATATCGATAATAGCCTTAGCCTGCTCGGTCCTGTATAGCAAATCGTATTTAGCGAAATCACGGGACGAGTCAAGGTAATCCGAGTTCTTCCCATTTATCTTCTGTATAAGATCCTCATTATCCTTTATCCCCCATCCACGCTCTTTCATCATCCTAGTCATCTTATTGATATTGGATATACCCTCGGTATGGGCTTCATTATGGGCCTTGGCTAGACGTTGGCCTAACATACCTAAAATAGCGTTACCACTATGCTCCAGCGTACCAAAGAACCGGGACATGACATTGATATCCTTATGGATGTTATTTATCAACTTCTTTATCCCATTCCAATATCTTTCCGGGATATTAAACATCCTGAGCTGTCCATCCAGCCAGTCCTCATTACGATCACTTCGAAGGGCGTTTATATCGGACATGGATGTCTCAGCCATACGTAATATATCATCCATATCCTCTACCATACCAACCTTATTGACGCCATAATAATCCGCCGCCTGATTATTGACGAATCCACGAAGATTCCTGATCAAAGGCACTATCTCCCCGTACACGTTATCGATAACCTGTATCGTCTCATAATCAAGTCCCTTGTCGCTCTTACGCAAGCTACTGGCAACAGTGACCAAATACTCCACCTCAGCCTTGGCGGTCGCTATGACACTCTTGGTGGATAGCAGGTTGTTGTTTTTATTAAGCTCACCACCGACTTGTCTCACCTTCTCGCCTATATCACGAAGAAGGGAGATACTCTCACCGATCCTCTGGCTTTGGCTTGATCTCATCCTCTGCAATCTGGTGTATAGCCTTTCCAATGACCTACCGTTCTTGATCAACTTATTAGCCACGTCAACGTCCGATAACGAGTACATGAGATGATCGCTATCCTTTAGCAGAAGCACGTCAAAGGCGCTTGGATCATCAGCTAACGCCGACTCCTTTATCCTGTCAAGTACCTTATTTAAATCCGATCTTTGGCTGGAGAAGAAATTACGTATAGCTCGTACCATCCTGCCAAACAAGGAGAGCTGGGCGTCCTCGGACGAGGTCAGATCCTCTACCGCCTGTTCCATGCCCGGCACGAACCGCTGGGCCAATGTCTTACCTAGGATCTCCCGCTTCACCATCCGATCCAGCTCCTCTCCTTGGTATTCCTCCCCATACACCTCATAGTAACGACCAGCGAACTGATTCCATAACGACGTGCCGACAACAGAATCCAGCACCTCGTCAATCTCCTGTTGGTTACGGTAAGTATCGATCAAGAAATGGGCTACCTCCTCATTAAGATCCTCTACCGTAGCTCCCTCAGCCAAGGCGATAACCCCATTGGCCATATCGGATAAGGCCCTAGCCGAAGGCTCAATACCATTACGCATCTTATACTTATCCATATACTCAGACATACCCATCACCCGGATACCTAACGTGGATAAGATGTTGGTGATATCAGTCCTGTTCTGAAGATCCTCCGCCTTCTCATTCTCAATAACCCCACGGACATTACTTCCGTACAAGGCGTTATCCTCCATCATCAACGACAAGGCTAGCTCCATGAACCCATCATACTTATTATTAAGTTCCTCGAACTTGCCTTGCCTTAACATGCCCTTGATCTCCGATCTGCTTACCGTAACCTTCTCCCCTGATGTCGTGATAAGATCAAGATCATTATCTATCTCCGTATCAAAACCGATGGAGCCTAATACGTTCATCTCAGAGGACATACTACCAAATCTATTCCTTAGCCTAGACAAGGCATCCATAGCGTTATAGATCTTAAGACCATCAGAGTTGCCGGCTCCGGTAAGATAATATCCATCCCCTAACCTTATACGTTCCCCGCTCAACATACCTTTCTTGATAAGGTAATTGACGAACCCTCCACGGGTGCTTATATTAGAGTCTGAGCTAATACCAAGGATCGGGATGAATGACTCGCTGTTATTAAGGGTTATTGAGGAAGAGCCAAAGGAGATGTCAGTCGTGCCAGACGGGATGTCGCTCTCCTCGACACTGCCGGCCAAGAACCCGGCCTCGACCCGCCCACCGGACGATCCTTTTATGGCGTTGGCGTAAGAGTCGTATATCTTGCCGTCATCCGATCTAAAGAACAGGCGAGGCTCACCGGAATCATATACCAATCTTGAAGATGGAGGAGTATAATTCTCAATATCATTTAAAGGCAAGACATTGCCAGAAAATATGATCTCCCCGTCTATACTTCCGCCTTTCACCCTAATATTAGGTCGTTGCCCGGTAAAAGCGCTTCCCACGGCCTTCCATAACATACGAGCTGTCTCCTTAATATCTATATTCTCCCTGATAGCCCTTATATCATCCCATGACGCCTCTTTCAGTATCGTATCGCCAATATTATCCTCGTTTATGGAATCCAAATCCACCTCCTGTACCGTAGATGTATCTACCACCGCCATATCATTGACATCACCTACCTCTCCGGAAGTAAGATAAGCCACGACATTGTCGCTATTCCCAAGACTTCTGGCCAACGCTGGGGCATCCATGTCGCTTATGACGGACAGGACCTTGGCTGACATAAGTTGCCCCCACTCGCTAGCGTTAAGTTTGGCGCTTATGGATCTGGCGGCCTCCTTATTCCTTGGTACGGATCTCGTCCAGTTCCCGAACTTAGACCTAAACTTATCGTTATAAATAGTCATATAAGCTTCAGCGGCCTTATTAAGGTCACTTACGGCGGCTATACCCGCTATCTTATCGAACAAGGTGGATACCTCGCCGGAAGGGGTCAAGACACGGGTTATCTTACCTTCCTTATTCCTTTTAATTACGCAACTCGACATAACTTCATGTTTTTGACAAAGATAAACAAAAAGCCCCCACAAATAAGCGGAGGCTGATATTCTTATATTCCTTATAGAATTTATGACTTAATCCGTATTCTTGCTATTGATGAACTCACTAACGCAATCACCAGCGAAGCCGGCTATATACGCTGCGTGTTCATCCTCTCCAACCTTAAATCCAAGAGACATGTTGCAAAATTGGCATACGCTCATTGCTATATGGAATGACTCGTGACATATATTTCTCATTATTAAATCATCGTCGCTCGAAAAATTCCAAAGTATGGCAAATTTATCATCATCGTCCCTATCCCTTACCAAATTTGCGAAAGACGCCTCCTTGTCCATATCATCCTCATCTCCCCATTTCCCCTCGTGTTCAGGTTCCATATTCTCGAAACGATCACACAACGTCTTATAATCTAATCCAACCGTGATAATCAAATCCAACGGATATATCACGAAATCAAATTTCTTTTCTCTCATAATCCCTTTAATTTTTCTATAACCTCAAAACACATCTTACACTCAATCCTACGATACAACTGCCTTACGCCATCTATCGTAGTCCAATAACGACCACCCTCTCGGTGCAGGAACTCACTCATTACCTTAGTGTCAGCCACATCATGTAGATCGTATGAGTCAAAACATAACTTACATATATCGTCAAGATCAAAATAAGTAACCTTATTATACGACATACAACGGATTTGTCTCCCATCAGGAACCTGAACATCGAAAACATTTATCTTCTCCATATTAAAAAACAGAGGGATGCCGATCCCATCACAGACCGGTATCCCTTATAATAAATTAGCGACGAAAAGCATGGTGATGGACATGCGCCACAAATGTAATTACAAAATTCGTAAAAACAAAATATCAAGGACAATCACCTATGCATTCGCACGGAGCATCGCTTTTCAAAACCCCATACACCCGATTGTCGCTAGTCAGCCATCGTTTGCCGTCACTCGTAATATAAGCCTGCCGGCATCCCTCCTGATTCACCGTGAGCGTCTTCTTAATACCTTTTGGAGTTGTTATCTCCAGCTCAAGAGTCCGATCAAGACCGTTGTTCATCACCGAGCCAAAGGAAACGGGGGCGCTTCCGGCCCCGGACCCCGGACTGACGGTCAGAGGCTGGTCCGTTACCTCGCCTACCCCGTCCTTCCAATTAATATTCAAATCATTAGCCATAGTTGTATTATTTTTGTTCTATTGCAAAGATAGCAAAACAAATAAACCCCAACCGGCTTTAGTCGATCGGGGTCTGAGTAAGAGAAAAGAAACTGATTATCGTCCCATCATTCTCAATACGGTTCTAGCCGCAGCTTGCGCCCATGTCCAGCTGTCATTAGATGTTACGTTAACCGTCTGTTGAGTACCATTTACATCCAAGTTAATAGTCTCCTTGTCAAGCTCGATAGTAGAGTCTCCAGCGGCTTGCGTTACCGTCACGTTGGCTATCTGGCCACCAGCGGCAGTTACCTTCAATGTAGCTGTCAGTTCCTCGATCGTGACGTTGGCCGGTACGTCCGAGATCGTGATGCTCCAAACGAACTCGCCAGCGGCTCCGGGATCGTCGGCGATAACCGCTCCGTTAGCCGTAGTCTTTCCAGCCGCCGTGTAGTTAGCCGGGAGCTGTAACGTAAGCCCGTTCTCCTCAGCCGGCGTGACCGCGAACGTAAGCTTAGTACTGTTAGACTTACCGGTGATGGTAACATTACCGCCTGTCTTTTGTACGGAAGCGTTAGGGCTGTCTGATCTTACCACCTCAGCAGCCGCTGCCTGATTAACTACCAACGCCTTCTTAGCCCCGCCGTTCGTGGTGACCGTAAGGTTGATAGTGCGTTGAAGACGACCGGTGTGTTTCTCACCGGAGAAATTAACCGCCTGATCTCCTGATCCTGATACCGGGTCGACGGTTACGAAACCGAATTTTTGTGATGCCATACTTAAATATATTTACAAATGTCATTTTATTATGCCAAAAATAACTTGTATCATATCACAAGCCAAATATAGGGGGGGGGTAGATACGACTAGCCCTGTACAACCTCAACATACAACCCTACTAAGTCCTTTAGATTATGACTAAGAGGAGTTCCGCTATCCCTAGTGCACTTATATACATCAGCGTTCTGGATGTAATATTTATCCTTGAATATCTCCATTGGAGGGAAATACGGGATAGGATCCCCTATGGTCCCGGCATGCTCCTTATCAATGACCTTGTATAAGGAAGCCGTATTTAATCCGGGTTCCCATTCCTTTGATAATGTATGTTGTTGAATAACCTCATAAAGGATATCCGTATCGTCCTTCACCACCCTGAGACAGAATCCGGCATCCACCAACAACCCGAACTCCGCCCCTTCTTGTCCCCATATAGGGAATAGAACCTTAACATCCAGTTTCTCATTAGGGGATAAAGATATAGTCTTGTTATTAACCACCATTCTGGAGAATCCGACAGCCACTTTCTGAGGATCGGAGACATCTTTCTCCTTTGCCTGTTGCCGGACATAAGTCATGGTGATATTTACCTTATCTGGATAGCCGGACTGAGCGTCAATAGCCCTCACCTGCTCTACGGTAGTGGCTAAGCTTACTTCCCTCTGTTTGGCTCCTAACGCCGACATCAGATCATTATCATACTTATCCATCATCCCGATCAAGATCTTGCCTTCCGTCATATCGAACTCCAGACCTATGATCGTTATCTTACCAGCTATAGCCCCATCAGCCAAAGCGTTACGCCTATCATATTCAGGGATATAGATATTTTGGTCATCCAAGAAAAACTCATGAAGATTCTCATTCTCATAAGTCCTGATCTCCTCATACTTAGCCGATTTCTCCTCATTAAGAAGCCTTGAGTCATCCAATTTAGCCTCGATAATCTCCTTAACCGTAGCTTTAGGATTAGCCTCCTTGAACGCCAATTGCTCCTCCCCAAACTCTATCCATGGGGCGGGATTCCCGTTAATGTAATCATCATAGCTATAGCCCTTGGCGTAATTATCATCAAGCGGATCGTCCTGAACTAATTGATTGGGATATATTTCCCTGTTTATATATACGTAGCTCATATCTTATATCATTAATCTTGTTCTTTAACGGCGATACTATACTCACCTGAAGCGTAACACCAGATATTTATCTCGAAAGGCTTGTTAGCCGTAGTGGTTATAGAAGTACCACTCATGCTTACATAAGCCCCGGAGTTGGGTATAGCCTGCGTGAAGGCCGCCGACGGGACGCACCTGATCATCAGCTCCTCCCCTATCTGCATCCCTGACTGCACGGATAGGGTGGTAGCGGCTGATAACGTAGCCGTGATACTTCTCTTGCTAATAGGCAGGTTAGCTAATGTCGTGACCGTATTAACCCCTATAAGCCTGTTCATGGTCTTCTTATCGGCGGCCGCCATCAAACCGTTAGTAGACTCATTGGCCACGGCATATGTCGTGTTAGGAGGTGTAGCCCAAGTGCCATCTCCACGCATGAAACTGGATGTACTGCCATTAAGCTGTCTCAACAAGCCGTTAGCTGTAGTAGAGGCCAATCCGTATGTGGTATTAGTAGGTACGACCCATGTCCCGTCACCACGAAGAAAGGACGTCTGCTTACCAGCGGCGGGAGCCGGAACTAATCCCGCAGCACCGGCGGCAGAAGCCGTAGCCGCCTTCATATTGGCGTAGGTAGTATTCGTATCCTTATAATAGGGGATACCACCCACGATAGGACAAGCCGTATATCCAGAGGCGCTTGTCACGGTACTGCCGTTCTTGACCAACCCCGTGGACCCGTTAGCTCCTACAACACCATACGTTGTATTAGTATCCGTCCAAGGCACGTTGACATACATCTTACCACTACTATCCAGCTCTACCGGATAATTCTTACCATTCTCAGCATATCCGATCATCACCAATCCTAAGGTTGTGGTATTGGCCTTGGCGTATGTGGTATTTGTCGGAATCACCCACGTACCATCGCCACGAAGGAAGGAGGCTTGCTTGCCGGCGGCCGGAGCGGGTACCAATCCCGCCGATCCTGCGGCTGAGGACGTTGCTCCTCCCATGTTACTATATGTGGTGTTAGGAGGAGTTTGCCATGTCCCATCACCACGAAGATACTTGGCTTGCGCTCCGGCGGCAGGTGCGGGGACCAAACCTGCCTTTCCCGCCGCTGAGGCAGAAGCGGCTCCCATATTGGTGTATGTCGTGTTGGTATCCGTCCACGGAACATTCACATACATCTTACCATTTCCGTCAAGAGCTACCGGGTAATTCTTTCCGTTAGCTGAATACCCGATCTTAACAAGACCCAGATTATCGCTTGTAGCTTGGGTATAAGTCGTGTTACTGTCAGTCCAAGGGACATTGACGTACATCTTGCCATTAGCCAATAGCACAGCGTAGTTCTTTCCATTAGAAGCATAGCCGATCTTAACCAATCCTAAGGTGTCGGCCGTGGCTTCATTATACGTTGTGTTATTATCCGTCCATGGAACGTTGACGTAAGCGTTGCCGGACGAATCCAGTTGCACCTTATAGTTCTTCCCGGAAGTCGTATATCCCACCTTAATACCGCCAAGAACGGTAGCGGAGGACGTGGGAGGTGTGAAGGTACTTGGTTTGCCCGTAACCCCTGACCAAGGCACGGAGGAAGCCTGACTGGCCGTGTAAGGCTCATACCCATCCTCACTGTTTAATTTAGACTCGTCTTTTATCAGATACATCTTACCTGTAGACGTGACCTTTACCGTATCACCACTTTGAGCCGTAGCGGTGGTAAGGGCGAATCTAGCCGTATCATTAGCTACCACGACCAATCTCTCCAAAGCCGCCTTAGGTAACCTATCTATGCTGATGGTTCCGGACGCGATCTTAGAGGCATCAAAATTGGCCAATGTCGTGGAGATAGTTACGTTGCCTCCGAAGTCCGATGAGACACTACCGGTAACAGCCCCGGACAGCGCTATGGTCCTAGCCGCCTGTAATTTCGTGGCGGTAGGAGCGTTATCCGTCTTAAGAGCGTACTTGGAAAGATCAATATCATTAGCCTTATCCAAAAGCTGCTCTATCTGCTTGCCATTATATTTACCTTGAAAATCTTCCATATCATAATTATTTTTGCTCAAATATAGCTAGTTAATTATATACCATTTTACACCACCTATGTTTTAAAACATAAAGTAAAATATAGATAGTATTACTTTAATACGTATCTTTGCCTCGTAAAACAATTTTATCATGCTGAGATCATACAAATATAGACTTAATCCCACCAAAAGCCAAATCCGGTTGATGGAAATGACTTTCGGCTGTTGCAGGTATGTCTATAACTGGGCTTTGCAAACAAGGATCGAAGCCTATCAGCGTGACAAAAAATCAATCTCTGCCGTTGATCTTTGCAAGATGTTGACTGAACTGAAGAAAGATAAGGCTTTTCTTTATGACGTATCTAATGAATGTCTCCAGCAGTCAATCCGGAACATGGATCAAGCCTTTGTCAGATTTTTCAGGGAAAAGAACGGCTTCCCTAAATTCAAGTCAAAGCACAGGAATAGGCAGTCATTCAAGAATATAAACTCTGTTCATGTTGATCTTGAAAACAGCAGGATTAAGCTACCGAAGCTAGGATGGGTAAGGTTTTACGCCAATCAGACTTTCAACGGCAAGATAGGAACTGTTACGGTATCCAAGACCCCAACAGGGAAGTACCTCGTGTCTATCCTCGTTGATAACGGCGCCGATCTACCATCCAAACCTGTTATCGATCCCGACAAGACCGTAGGAATCGATGTAGGAATAAAGGACTTCGCCGTCCTCTCGAACGGGGATGTGTACCGGAACCCGAAACATCTGGAGAACAGTACCGTCAGACTTAAGGTATTGCAGAGAAGGTTAGCTCGCAAGCAGAAGGGAAGCGCCAGACGTAACAAGGCGAGATTAGCCGTAGCATCCATACATGAACGGATCCATAACCAACGTCAAGATTACCTGCACAAGGTGTCCTCTAAGATAGTACGTGAGAACCAAACTATTGTCATTGAGGATCTTAATATCAGCGGGATGATGAAAAACCATCGCCTAGCCAATAGCATCGCTAGCGTGTCGTGGAGCGAGTTCTTCAGGATGCTGCAATACAAGTCGGACTGGTACGGACGGAACCTGATTCGGATCGGGAGGTTCGATCCCAGTTCAAGGATGTGCGAATGCGGGTACATACATCGAGATCTTAGGTTGTCGGACCGTGAATGGGTTTGTCCTGAGTGTGGCGCCGTAAATGACCGGGATCTACTTGCCGCTAGGAATATAAAGAAATTTGGCCTAGAGAAAACTAATCTCATAGGCCAAACAAAAGATATCTCACCGGTGGTGAACCGGGTAGGGGACGTGGAGCCGTCAACATTAGTTGGGGCTACGAAGCGTCAAGTTATATCGGTGCAAACTGGTATATAATCACCTATAGCTATATACATAAACACCAAGAAATCGAGGGGGGGGTAGATGCGGGCAGGTGTTAAAAGCTACCGTCCCCATGCAGGAACCCGGTACGGAATATAATAGCCTTGTCTTTCAGCTTCTGGACAGACCCCCATTCCCATTCACCCTCACAAGGCTTAATGACATACTTATTCCCCCATGTCTTAAATCTCCTCTCTATAACGAACATCTCCGAGTCTTTCAAGACATGGAAGATACTCCCTACAGGGAAGTACTTATCCGTCCTTAATATAACACGATGATGCTTCTCGTCATATTCAGGATCACCCACGATATGTGCTTTATAAAACTGGAAATCATTTAACGTCTGATCCACTGGCTCTATCCAATAATACCCCTTACCCATTGCAGTTTGTATTTAATTATCTATATTTGCGGTGTAGTAACTCATAATGTTTTAAGTGATTTTCAACCAAAGGGGAAGGGCGTCCGTGAGGATGCCTTTTTTTCATTCCCGCCCACCCTTCCTATGAACAAAAGATCTACCTCGAACAAATGTAATCATAATAAAGTTACGGGCAAAAAGAAACCCCATCGGTATTCTATCGCCGACAGGGTTCTTCCAACGTTGTATCAGTCTTATATCATCTCACTCCATTTGATTGTGTCACCGACGAAGCACCGCACCGCCAGATACCTTACGAACGCCGTCCCTTCCGGGGCGTCAGGGTCTTCCAGATAAGCCAAGACAGCCTTGACTATTTTCTGGTCGCAGTCCAATACCTTAGGAAAGTAGTCGCTATAAAACATAGCGAACAGATATTGGACATCCCCCCAAGTGGCGTTATCAGGTTTCTTGGCCCCGCATTTATCGAACATCTGCTTAGCGTCCTCCATCGTCCATCTTCTCTTGGACCCATCGGCGTTAAGCATCTTATCAGCGGCCTCCCTAGCCAACTCCTTGGAAAAGTGATATCCATGGGTGTCTATATACCGCTTATAATCCGGGTCATCAGCGTCTGCTCCTCAGTAGTAACGACTCCTACGTCCCCTGCGCATATACGGTTCGGTACCTTCGTACTCGTCACGGATGCCACGTTCACCGAACCATCCCCTGCGATACATCTCATCCTCTCGTTCATGGAGTCTCTCACGTTTCTCAAGCTCACGCTCATCACGTTCCAGCTCCCTCTCGCGCCTTTCGAGATCACGCTCACGGCGTTCTAGCTCATCCATCCTACCGTCATGCTCCTTGCCATAATGGTCATATATTCCACCACCATAACCCATGTAAGTCCCATCTGAACGTCTGCTACGTCCACGGCCGCCTCTGCGATCATAGATCTCATCATCATATTCCTCTTGGCCGTTGCCTAAATCTATAACTCTCATATTAACCTAATTTTTTAATTAACAACTCTTTTAGCTCATCGAAAGAGGATCCCATCCTATCGACTTTCTCCTCAAGATTCTTAATCTTTCGGTCTTGATCCTTAGTCTGCTTAAAAGCCGGATTGATTTCCTCAAGGATCGAATCACAAGCCTCTAGCGTTCTCCTATGCTTATCGATACTATCGAGAATATCGGAGCTAGCTCTCTTAGCGGCGTTAAGCTGGTTCATGATCGGATCGACCGAGCAGGCCAAAGTTATGTTATTGGACATAGCGACATCCCTACCCTCCGGAACGACGTAGGTCATGGAGGATCCGTTTATCTCCACGGTAAGGTCTATCACCCTATCCTGTAGTTGCTGATATTGCCCCATCTGACCCATCTGGGGTTGCTGGAACCTAGGCTCGGACACGTTAACCACATTCCCCATCCTGAACACCGGAACATCGGACGTATCCAGCGTATATACTTGAAATCCTTTCTTTAAGTCTCTAAACATATCTCGATTTTTAAGCGGGAGGGAATACCCTCCCATTAGACATCCAATCTAACCTATTCCTCACCAACAGTCGTCTCCGACGCCGAGGCGGAAGTTGTAGGCACACAGCAATCCATGAGCCTCAATACACCCCTTACCTTGTTGAAATAAACAAGGCGTTCGGTGTTGTTAACCATAGCCGCTCCGGTCACAGCCACGTTGATCGGATTCACCACAGCCACGCCGGTTACCGGGCAGCATGTGTCATCACCTACCGTGGATACGGTGCTGTTCGCTGGAATAGCTATCTGTACTGGCAATGTCTCGCCTGTTGTCGGAACCACCTGCCGGATTTTCAGCAGCAGAAGGCCCTCGCATGGCAAGGACAGCCATATCCTTGGGTTGATGCCGAAGATGGTGTTGGTAGTAGTCACTACCACGTTCTTCGTGACCAACTCATAAAGAGACCCTATTTTAGAAACACAAGCCATAATAGCCTCCTTCCTTTATAGAGTTAAATAGCGGCGTTTCCGTTGTTGCAGCATCCATTGTTGCACCCACATCCGTAATTACCTCCATAAAATGCTTGACCCCATCCATAAGTCTGGTAAGGAGAGCATGAAGGATAAGCCGGCACAGGGGTAGGTCTCAACTGGTTGATCAAATTCTGAGTCTGTTGCTGAGTCAACGCGGAGGCTTGGTAAGCCGACCTTTCATCACGCAACTGATTGATCGTATTCTGCATCTCACGCATTTCCAATTGACAGAATTTATCATTAATCAAGGTTGTTTGAGCATCAATCTTAGCGCTCAAGATATTGAACTGCGTAGTAGCCTGCTCACGATTGTTTGTCAATCCTTGGTTGATGTTACTCTGAAGAACATTGGTTTGCTCTAACGTCCGTAATTGATTGTCAAAGCCTTGCTGCGTTATCATATTTTGAGTAGCGCACGTGCTTTGGTTGATCAAAGAACTCAAATTGCAGCAGCAGGAGCTAATCTGGTTACCGATCTCACATCCTTGTTGCTGTACGGCGTTAATAACAGCCTGAGAAGTCATACCTACCTGACCAGCTACCTTATCGATAGCGCCTTGCACGTTACAGATAGCGCTTTGCAATTGAGTAGTAGTACAGTTCAAGGCGTTAGCGATCTGCTCGATAGCGCTTCTGTTACCTTGGATAGCCTGCATCAATAGCTCACGGCCATAGTCGTTGTTCAATTGAGCCGGAAGACCGTTAGCGCAACAATCATTTCCATTACCACCAAAACCATTCCCGAAACCACGTCCGCCCCATAACCAGAATAGGACGATGATCCACAACCACCAGCCGTTAGCCCCGCCGAAACCGTCTTGGTTGTTACGACCGTTCATCAAAGCCGCTACCAAGTTCGGATCCATCTTATTTCCGCCTATTAAATTGGCGAACATCCCCGGAATCATAGATAATAAACCGTTAGTGGCGCTTCCACTACCGGAACCCATACCGTCTAACAAAACGATTTTGTCTCCACTTGTACCCATGTCTATTTATTTTTGAATTAATAATAACCCCACCTGATAGTGGGCGTTACAAAGTTCAAAAATTAATAATCCTAGGATCGTGATATATGTCATCATCAAAGCACGTCATGTCATGCAATTGGTATTAATAAGAACCGGTACAAGACAAAAAATCCGAAACGTATCACTACGGCCCGGATTCATGCAAATCTATAAATTCAATGTTTCAATGCTCGAAAGAAAACGTCTCACGACGTCAAAGAGAGATTAACTACACGAAAAATCTCGCATCAACTTATTTGTATTAGCAGTGTATTCATTAACTATCTTACTGGATGAGGGATTATCCTCTATCCTTGACAGGCGGTTATCGTCACTCCTTACCGTAACATCACCCATCCTTCGTACCATATTTTCTTGATATGATGATGGATCGGAGTATATAAGATCATCAACGAACCTGTATATCGCACCATCAACCGTCTCACCTACCTTCTCATATAAACCGGATTGGAATGACACGAAATCATCATACCTCCCACGAGCCAAGAACGAACCGTCCGGTCTCGCCTCGACGCCGCCGTTGACCTCCCGGAGCAGGCCCGGATTCCTTTGGTACAGATACCTGTAAAACCCGGCATCCATCATCCTGTCCTGACTATCCAGATAGAAAAGGTTTCTCATGCTACTGTCACCGGACTCGATAGCCACGTCAAACAGAAGATCCCTTACCTGACCTTCCGGCAACGACATCTCCATGCTTTTTAACGTACCTCTGTCATGGTGGTTCAAAGATACGTTATAAAATCCATTAAAATCAAGGAAACGTAAGACATTATTATATAAATCCGATTTTTTTAACCTTTCCTTGATCTGGATTTTCCTCAACGAGGTACAGGATTTGATAAAATCACGATCCTTTCCCTGCCTAGCCTCGTATCTCCTGAACTCCCGATCAATATCGACATCATCCATCTCAGGAGTCACGGGATGTTGGTATATTAATCTGGTAAGGATCATGTTCTCGGTATTCGAGGATGAGATGTTGGACATAACTAGCTTCTTTATGTTATCCTTGACCACGCCAATATCGGAACGGGAAGCCCCGGCGGGGACCACGCCAGCCGGCAAGTACGAGGGCCGCTCTATCCCGATATCGGCCAACATCTCATAGGCCTGATCGGTGTCGGTTATCGGAGCCGTGTTATGGTACGTATTCCTACTAATATACAACATGCTCCTATCATACATATCGGAAGGGGATGTATTCCCGGACCTTACATACACCATCCTATCCCCAGTAGAATAAGTATCCTGAACCTCGTATATCGGGTTCCCTTTTCCTGTTATCCTATCAAGATCGGAGATAAAGCTATCGTATACCGAATTGCCGGCCTGTATGGAGGACAGCATGACGTCCAGCGACGCCATAAGATCACGGATATCCTCCGGTCTGGATATAATCATCTCATCGCTGATCGCCTCGCTTATATCCACACCCATGTCGGCAAGATCCATGGCTATGTCATGCAGACGTCCGGCAACGTCCTTGATGTCCTTAAAATCATCCATATCGATTATCTCCCCAACCTTATCCCTTAGACCCTTCATATCCTTAGGCATACTGATATACGGTGTGGTACTATTGAAGTACGAGTCGGTAATCGTATTTCCGTCCTGACTCCGAACCTCCATACGGGTCATATTACGATACGTGTCATACATCCGATCTGCGTAATCCTGATCCTCCTGATACCGGAGTGCCAAGGAAGGGTATGGGATGGAGGCGAAAGCCTGATCGAACTCCCGGCGGTCGCTGATACCGCCTACCGCCCTCATGATCGTATCCCTTACCTCCATTGGATTCAAGGCTCTTCTCTTCCCTAACGAGTCATATGTATCCTCATATATCATATAATCATCACCAAGGCCTGACTCGGAGGATAGGAAATACATATCCTTCTCATTAAGATCCCCGTCAGACATAAAATCGACAATCCTCCTCATCATATCCCCTACCCGCTCATACGCCGATCTGTTGGTCATGATATTATCAATCTCATCGGCGTCATACATCCCGGATCGCTCAAGATTGTACCTATTGAGGAATATATCACCGCCGGAGAGGAAATTGGATACAATCATATCATTAAGATCATTGATATTATCAACGCCCAAGGAAGTAAGGGTATTATTGATATCCTTAACCTCATCGGCCATGAAATTACCGACGAAATAGTTCTTCCGCTTGATAAAGGACATGACATCATCATACCTAGGTTCCCCGTTACTATCTAGGTCATATTCCGATGGCATGGACATCCAGTCGCCAAAGAAAGACACGAAGTCGGGGGAGTAGGCCGTACCCCAGACCGATAAGGCCTGCTTCTGGTCGCCCAGCACCTCCATAGCCCTTTGGTATAACCCGGATGGTTGGTCGTTCGGGGCAAGGACATTATCTATCCCACCCTCCTTATTTTTTATAACATAACAAGATCTTCCCATTGCTAAAACGTTTTGTTACAAAGATAAACAAAATCCCGCCTACTCTCACGAGCGGACGGGGTACTAAATAACAACATAATAACAAACCTTATGTTTACTCTGAAAAAGTACAAATCATTTTGCCGATCCTCACGGACAAACAAAAGCTAAATCCTAAAAACAAAAAAAATGAAACTTATCGTTTAGCGAAAATATCTTTATCTGATCTACTCAGAACCCTACCTTTCAATTCCAAGAACCTAGGCATCCATTCCTTAGATATCTTAGACACGATCCACTGGAATCCCTTAGGAGTCACATAAACAGTGTTAGTTCCATAAAACTCATCGTCATCACGATATCTGTAACGAGCATAACCACGATCTATCATCCTTTGGGATAACAACCATCTTTTACCGGTTTTAGCGAAGAACTTATTATCCTCAAGCAATATCCGGAGATTCTTCTCCGCTATATCATAACCATGAGCCTCCAACTTCTCCCGAACCTCTCTGATCAACATATCTGTCTCTTGGGCTATTTCGGCTGTCTTAGCGAACTCAACCATAGGAGCTTGTTCTTTAATGATATTATCAGATATCCTTTTGGCTTCCTCTGCCGCTTTCTTCGCCTCAGCTAACGCACGCTTCTCCTTTTCCGATTTAAGCAAAGCCTCTAATGCCTCTATATAATCAGATGGAAGTTCATTCTTTGATGGCATATTGTTAGATGGCATAGAATAAGAACCTGTTTTTCTAATAGAAGGAAGAACCTCCAATGTTACCCATCTTTTAAATTTCTTGGCGAACTCCTTCTTAGATGACATAATTAAAGTATACATACCAGACTCATTAATAATCTTTATCTGGCTAACATATTGATTGTGAATAGGGGTGAAATCGTAGGCCTCCCTATCTTCTGACAATCTCAGCATTTTACAATCCTCATCATCTACCAACCTTCTTACAGCATCCCTAGGATCTGCATACCCTAAACATTTAGCTACATCATTACCTACAAACCATGGTTCATGCTTCTCATCCAACAATACTCTCACATCCCCAAAATCAGGATTCTCAAACAATTTTAAATTATTATCCATAATATAAAAACAACGAGAGCCACCAGCGTCCGTTACTCCACTGGCGACTCTCATTTATCGCCTACGCCTAAGCGATATTAATATCTTCTTCTGGTCTAGCAACGGATAGACACCGCAAATATAAGACCTTATTTTGAAACTACAAACAAACAGGATATATTTTTACAAAAAATGTAATCAATTATATTCCTCTGTCATATACAATGCATAATCATACCTATCCTCCATCATCATCACCACCTTCTTGATATCAGATAAAGTTAGTTTCTTTATCTCCATATTCCTGCTATCCATTCTGACAAAAGAGCCCTTGAACTCCTGCTCGGTTATGGCGTCCAACCTAAATAGATTGTATTTTATAAGTAACTGGGTTACGTCAAATATCAGGATATTAAGATCAATATCACCCTTCAACTCATTAAGTAGATCGCGCATCATATCCTTAATAGCGTCAGTGTCAAGTTCCAGCTTCTCGGCCTCCTTCATCAGCTTCTTGATGATACTATTGTACTCGATTATGATATTAGCGTTATCGTCATCGGTAGGCAGAAGTACATCCATCGTACATTTTATACCAACCTTATCACTAAGCCTTTTATTGAACTCAGTCATATAATCAAAAGCCTGATCCCTGCTTAAAGCGTATGTATGATCAAGCAACTGCTTTTGTCTGTTATTGACAAAATAATGACTGGTATATAACATCATCAAGACCTTCGCTCGCTGGATGCGTAGGTCTTGCATAATTTTACGGTGTAAAAAACTATCTAACTGCATAATATAAAAAGTCCCCACCGGGGCCATCACACACCCGACAGGGACCAACTTTTAAATATCTTACTCGTCAGGTGATGGACTGACACCGCAAAGATAAGACGAATAAATTTATCTAGCAAGGATTTTCCGCCTCATTTTCTCCGGATACTACATTACCGTCTGAAACCAAAGACCTATCCTCGGCAGCCTTCGCAGGCGAGGCGGCCCCCGATTGGAGGTCAGACGGGTTGACGAACGGGGTCTCCGTATCCTCGAAGAACGTCTCATCCCTCCTAATACTCATCCTGAACTTAGGAGCTATGAAAGGATCGTTATTAAGATCAATGTTGATCGTAACGTCATTCATCAAAATATCCTCCTTAGTCCTGGAATCGCCTATCCATCCTCTTACGTCAGTAGTCATAGGCATCTTACTAGCCGCTTCCTTGACAGCCCCTAGCCGTTTCTTGATAACATCCACGTCTCCCGTCAACGGAATCATATATGTCTTATTATCCAACAAGGATCTGGCTATAGCGTTATTAAGATCCATTATATCATCAATACTTACGCCTCCGCCTAGACCCTCCATAATCCTATCAGCCATCGATCCGATCATAGATGAAAATGATGATATATCCTGATTTTTCAATCTTACGGGGTACAGGTAATTTCTTCCATTTCCTGTCTTTATAGCTACAACCGGGATACGCGAATTTTTATAATTACCATACTTGTCCCTAACGATAGCCGTACAGAACGGGAATATGTTATACTTAATATTATCTCTCATCGTAACCTCCCCGTTCTCTATATATCCTACGCTCTCGACCTTACCAACCGTCTCATTGGTAAAGTCATTTTCGGATACCATCAACGTACCATTATCATCACTTATGCTAAAATTAGGTCTTCCCGGCAAAACACTGGTAACTGTGCCTACGAACGGTATATCAATCTCGCCAGCGACAGATCCTACATTATCCCTATACAACTCAAAGGCCATACTCCTTAAATCAGCGTTACTTCCTTTTGAGTCCGGGTCATTGGCTTTCAGTACCGAGACGAAATTGCCATCGCTATCCACGATCTTAATAACCATATTATCAACCAGCTCTCTGTAAGCCGACTTAGTCTCATCAGAATTAGGATCAACGACGTTAAGACTATTGTATTTATCATACAATTCCTTGGTATATGGATCTGACATATCCATCTTAAACCTTACCATATCACCCTTGCGGAGGCTAGCCGCTGCTTCCTGATTCACCGACTCGTTGTTAGATCCAAACGTATCACCCGTATAATAAGGGACAATAGATCCATCCTGCCCCTTGCGATACACCATGAACCAGTTGGAGGTCGATAAGGCGGTCTGCCGCCCCAATATGACACCAGTAGCGTTCTCGAAAGCCTGAGCGTCATCCTCGCTAATCATCCATCTTGAGTGGTTATCTGACTCTATAACAGTAAATATGTCGGTTCCGTTGGTGAAATCCATCACCCTTCCATTATCAGTATCAGTGGCATCAGATCTTTTAAGCCCAAGACCGTCCATAAACCTGTCAAGTCTCATTCCGCCAACCTCATAATACATGACCCCACCGATCTCTCTCTTCTGGGCCATCAACACCACCGGGTTCTGGGCGGCGTTAACTTCCGTCCTGCCGGTGGATGTCCCGGGTTCGCTCTCTGTGAGGACATCACCCATAGGTATGGATTTATCGTAATCCTTGACAGCTATACTTCCATTATCATACAACCTCATCCATTCCACGAATTGAAGAAGAGGATCATCAGAATAGTTATTGATAATATCAATAGCCTCATTAAGCTTATCCTGATCAATCTCATTGCCATTGTCAGCCTCATTCATAAGATCATTATAAGTCTTTATAGCTTCTTTGATCTGATCCTGATCAAGACCATTGATATTCATATCTACAATATCATCAACAGCGTCCTTGATATTATCATAAATATTATCATGGATCTTCAATCTATCTATTATCGATCTAGCCTTATTGATCCTTGAAATAGGATTATCCCCAAACCCGTTAACTAGACTATCGACACGAGGCTTGTTATTATCATATATCTGTCTCTCCCTAGGAGATAAGACATCCTCATTACCGTTCCATATCTTTATAGCTATATTATTGATTCTATCGTCAGAAGGATTTATGATATCCTCATCATCAGGAACCCTCTCGACTATATTACCTTCATCGGTCTTAATCTCGTTCTCCATAGATCTGGCTATCATATGATTATATGTCTTGAACATAAATGCCTCATCCTCCCCTATAAGACCATCTTGGTAAGCCTTGTCTATAGCTTGGTCGTTGGCGTAAAGATCATTGGCATCAGGATTATCAGTATTCCTGAAATCATACTTGCTATCATCCTCCTCATAAGTCTTACCCCATACGTTCGATAATATCTTCATGAACCCGCGCTCCTGCGCCCGGATGAATCTTCTGTCACGCATACGACGAAGAGACTCGTTTATATTCTTATAAGCCACAAGATTATGACGATACTCACTAAGCAATGCCATAGCCTCCTTATAATTATCAACCCCACGGATAGATACGACGTTCTCAAAATCAGCTATAGTATCATAAGCCGCCATAAGATCAGCGGCACTGATCCTTGAATCATTTCTATTTAAGAACAACTTAGATATATCAGCCTCTGAGTTAATTAACGTAGTTAATTTCCTCTCCAATGCGATCCTATCCTCTGTTAATTTAAGAAGCCTATCATTCTCCTTGACCAACCTAGCCTTATCAGATTCAAGAGCGTCCTTCGACGCGACACTTTGTTGAAGCCTCAAGACATTCTTCTCCATCCTCTGTATATCATCCGTAAGCTTCCTTAATTCTTCAAGATCCCTGCTCGAATCAGGATTAAGACGAGAATATATATCAAGAGCGGGACCTATATCCGTATTGTATATCCTTCTTAACTGATTGGCTATATCGTTCAAATTATCCTTCGCCTCAAGGCCATTATAAGCCATATTGGAGATATAGGCGTTAAACGACCTATTGGATATACCATCGGTAAGGGAGTCGGCGAACCTATTGGCCATGGTAAAATTATCCACCTTCTTATTAAACTCGTTGACAAGATCGGCTTTATACTCATTAACCTGCTCATCCGTCATATTCATATCGGAGGCTATATCGCTATTAGGTATAGACTCAATGACTGTCTTGAAATTCTCCTTGGTATCATCTAACATCCCCATTTCCTGATCATAACGAAGACGATTGAACACGGCATCACTAAAAGTCTTATCTATGATTCTAGAATTAGGTATATCGTCAGCGTTATTATCCGTTTTCAAGCCTGATAATTGAGCGTTCAGAGCCATACTGCCACGAATAGCACGGACAGCGGCGGTGGTCAAGGCGCCGGCATTGGCGTTGTAGGCCTCCACCATCCCCTTGTTCCGGGACATGTCTTGGCTCCATTCCTTTATACCCCCAATAGTCTTTCCACCCATAATCGATCCGATAATCATACCGATACCGATCTCCTTCCATCCTTGGCTAGACCCGTACGTCTCCTTGAACCCATTCTTTATAGCCTCCATATAGCCTATATTCTGCCGGATAGCCATAGGATTGTATCTTGATTCTACCCAATCCTTGGCGGACTTACTAGCCACTCCCTGAAGACCTTCCTCATACAGACCCTCTGACACTGGGCGCTTGATGATATTGAACGTATTTCCGGCTACCTTCTGCCATTTCTTTGGTGTTATGGCTCTTAACGTACCGTTATCCATCCTCTCGGCACCTACGCCAAATATATTGCGTTTTATGAACTTATCCACACCAAGATCCATGCCGAACATATCGCCGAACATAGCTATATTGGATAATGACAATATGCCGACGTTGGCGGCAAATACGGCATTAGCGGCATTGGCATTGTCAGCTCTGAACTTCATAAGCTCCTCATATGGGACTTCCCTTCCATAAGCGTTACGGTAAGACTGCCTGAAATTCTCCTCAGCCTCCATCAGCATGCTTCTGGCCTCGACAGACGCCTCCCACGAGGTAGATGCGCCAAGGAAAGCGAGGGTGTCCAGTCCCTTGCCTATCCTCCGTCCCGTACGGGCGGCCCTAAGGTAGACGCCGAACGCTTTCTTGGTATCCGAAGCCGCTTTGCCTATCCTAGCCAAAGCCACGCCCGCCCTAGCTCCCGTACGAGCTAAGTTCATCAATCCAGCGCCGGAATATACGGCTGACGATAACATGGCTCCAGCGGTAAAAGCAAGACCGGATAAAAAATCGTTAGACCAGAAATTAGCCGTGGTCATGCTTTGAAGGAAATTCATATCCCGCTCCTCACGATTGTAATAATGAGCAAGACCGTAATCCATCTTCTTGTCCTGATCATCCAACCATCTCGTGAAATCGTTATCAAAAACAGCGTTAAAATTACCTCTGGATACACCGGCGTAAATACCATAAAAAGGCTGAATAACACCACCTAATCCATACAAAGCGGCTTTACCTACAAATTTCCCCAAACCTCTCATCCATTTCTCAGTCCTACCTTGACTCCTAGATAAACGTGTGTCGTTATCTACACCGGGGATATAAGACTCGTATTTAGGTATCCAAGTACCGCTACTAAGTCGATACCTTGAATCCTCCAACGATATCTCCGGACCAGTAAGATTAAACCTGCCCTTATAGCTTTGATCAGAAGCCATATATCCTAATGGGGACATATGTTTCATATCATCATAATAATTTGTCTTAACAGTATTCTTGATCCTCTCCGACAATGACGGTATCTGGGACTTTGATCTCTCGGAAGCGGAATACGGATCCAATACCGGAGGCAGGTCACGATCCGGTATATCATAGGGATCCGTACCAATAGCCTTTATATTATCTACGTTTATGGTAGGATATCTGTACTTCTCGGCAAGATCCTTTCCGTTAGAGGTATTATTATAGATTTCCATTGTTTCCATTATTTCCACTATTTCCGTTATTCCTGTTTCTTATCTCCTGATCAATCATATCAGCTATGGGCGAGATGAAGCTCTCGAAATCATCAGTAGTAGATCTTCCCTCGCTCCTCCAATACACCTCATTCTCCTTGCTAAGTATCTGTTGCCATGCCATGACCAAATAATACTGCGGGCAGAAGTCGATCTTCCTTGCTACCTCATCAGCATAGTTAACGCCATCCAGATCAATTGAATACAACGGGGTATTACCCTCTCTAGCCCCTCCTTTGCTATATATATCAACATTTATCCCAGAAGAACCATTATTATACTTATATCCGGAAGCCCTTAACTCGTACATAGAAGCGTTATCGAACAACACGTCAGTAGCGATCATCATCTGATTCTTCCTGATATTACCGTCATTTATATTCGTAAACATATCTATATAAGGCATTACCGTGTCCTTGGCCCCGCTAGCGTAAGCGAATGGAGCTACCAACAATGACTTAGCCATCTTCCCATAAGCGTTGTTGCTTGAGCTGGCGAAAGATATGGGTACGACACCGGAATCATAGGTCTCGGACGGGATGCTTACATCCTCTTTGTAGAAAGTAAGTCTATTCGCAGCCAGATCAGCCTCGCTTACCTCAACAACAGATCGACCATCACCTCCATTATTGCCAATGATCTGATAATTACCATCACCTATAGGGGATATGGTAAACGTTATCTTCGTATTGGCATTATCCTTATCCTTAGGAATAAAACCGCCACCACGGGTAAATAGGTCACTAACCTTTATATAATCTTTCTCTTCTTGACTTTTAGACGGATAATCACCGGAGAAGATATACTCACGCTCGGCATACTCATGACGATATTGTCTCAGGTAATCCTCGCCAGCACGTTTAGCGTCATCAGCGATCCTACCTAAATCCCCACGACTCCATTTATGTCTTAATAAATCATTCCTCTCTTTATGAGCCTCATCATATATAGCGGTAGCGACAGCGATCGCCCTGTTATCCCCGGCAAACCTATCTCTTATTTCCTCAATGTGCTTATTCTTACTAGCCCCAGATACGGCAAGAGACATTATAGATTCAATATCATCAAGCGAAAAAGACGTTCCCATTAAATCATTCACACGATCCAATAAGACACCTGATTGACCCGAATCCATTGATACATGAGGCATTTCTCCTTCAACACCGTAATTAATAGTATTTATATTATCATTTAACAAAGAGCTGTAAGCGGACAACTTACTCCAATCATTTAATGTTATATCGTTTATACCATTTATATCAAAAACCTTATCGCCATTGTTATTAATATCTCCAAGATTGAATGTGCCGAATCCATAACTAATATCTATACCTGACCCACTGTCCGATCTAGCTTCTCTCTGAATTATAGTATCAATACCATCCAAAACAGCATTGCTCGCCTTATTGAATCCATCATTGATCTTATTATACTTCCCTCTTTGGGTATTTAATCCAAGAAGCTTCAAATAACTATCCTGACCATTGTAATCAAGCAACTCGTTCCTTGACCCTCCATTGGCCTTGAAATAAGCCATGATAACCTGATCGTTATCCATATCCTTGACCACGTTACTATTCTCAGGATCAGACGCCCATGCGTCGATCTTCCTTCTAGCGTCATCTGATAATGACTTAACGAAATTACCCATGCCGGTAGTCACCGCCTTCTCGTTGGCTATGAACCCGTTCATGAACTCATCGCTTATGCTCACATCGTCAAGGTTTGCGCTCTTGGTAACCACGGTAGGCCCGGTCGTGTCATCACCTCCATTCTCCGACTTACCCGATTTGCTGGCTCTCATCAACGCTGCTTTCTCCATGGCTAGATTATGCCTTTTTGTCTCATTAAACTTAGCTCTCTCCATCATCTGCTGATTAGCCTTGAAATAATAATCATCAACACCCAACGTCTCGTATGAGTTATTATAAGACCATCTCAGCCCGACGCCACGAAGGAACTGCTGTCGTACCATGAACATGCCGGCTCGCTCCGGGCTGTAGTTGCTACCGATAACGCCCTCGGCCTCCTCCACGAAATCATTTCTCTGCTTGATAATATCCGCCAGCTCCGACTCCAACTTAGCCCTCTTGGCCTTGTCATTGCCAACGCCCTTTAGCTTGGCTCGTATGGATTCTTCCTTGACACTGAAATCATCAATATACCCTTTAAGGAAATCTGAGGTGCTTTGAACATTAAATAAGTCAGGATTCGTTCTAGCCATATATCTTCCCTCTAATTGCATCTGAGCCTTACCGTTCTCAGATATAGAAGCCATGGCTATATCCCTGACCTGAGCGTAACTCATCTCATCTATATACATCTCACGCATCTCGCCCGTCCTGTTGCCATTGGCATCAGTCACCGGTACATTGACTTTCTTCCCCTTGTTAAGGGAGATGAAATTCTTCATCTTCTCATCAATCTCAGCGTGGTAATCCGTATAAGGGGTATAATGTATAGGATTAAGACGTGTCCCTACCTGACCGTCATTCATCCAAGCCACGGCATCCGCAAAAGCCTCAGCCTCGTTTATAGGACTATACATCTTGGGATTGTTCAGCTTCATATCCTCCATCTTCTCGCTAAAAGCCCGGATCTCCCTAGTACCGGCAATAGCATTCAACACACGGGTATCCAGAGCTTCTCCAAGACGAGCCTGTATGCTTCTGGCTATACCGTCGGAAGCCAAATTAGATTTACGATACACGTTATTCACGTCCTGTATCAGCCCATTTAACCTATTCTGAAGATATTCCCTATCCTGAGGTTTTATAATGTCAGAATTGATAATATAATCAGCATACTCGTTTATAGCCTGCCGATTGGTATCTATCTTCTGCTGCATGTACCCCATCCCCTGCATCATGACATCCATGTTGTAGGGCGATACATACTTGCCGTAATTCCTTAATATACTATATTGTGAAGCCATCCTTTATCCTTTCTTGCCTTTAGTTACTTCCTGAGCAGGATATAATCTCCTATAACTCAATATATCTCCTTGAGGATCAGCGATTAATTGTCCATTGGGACCAATCTTTACATCCCCAAATATAGACCTTAATGTATTCATGGTCGTAGCCGTATTCCACTTCTGCTGGATCTCGTCATTTACGCTATCGAAATACCTAGCCCAGTTCTCGTCATTTATAGCCAATCCCTGCAATATACGTTGCTGGTAAGCTTGACGTTGGGCTATATTCTTATCATACGTATCAGCCCAAGTACGGGCGTTTACATTATCAGCCCAAGCCCTTTGAGCCACGTTCCCTTGTTCTACCTCATTAATGTATCTACCTATATTGGAACTCATGATAGCCTGTAAGTTGGATGATAAAGCCCCTCTCTGGGAATCCGGGACATTACCCATCTGATCCAATTGTGATTGGAAAGCACGATTAGCCTCAACCATATACTGATCAGCCGATCTCAACACCGGGTCTACAGTAGGAGCGTAATGTCTTTCCAGACCTTCCGTTGTCACGGCTCCCGGAGTCATCCTGAACACCTCAGGGAAGTCAAGACCGCCACCCACTATATTCCTGCCTCCATTGCCGCTGTTCGACTTACCGGCATTTGTATTGGTCTTAGGGAGTGTATTGGGATCAATCAGCTCAGGCATATCCAACTTAACATCAGGATCCTCCACATCACCTATATCCATAGGACCGGGAACTACCTTATGAGGATCAAGTATAAAATCAAGACCTTCCATTCCTTTCATGGATCTCAATGCCTGCATCTTAAGCATATCCTCGCCAAGTATCTTATTAACGACATCCTTGTTCTTGTCAGAAAACAGTTGACTAAAATGGGTGATACCAGCATCGTTAAGAGCCTTATGCTGTTCCTCTGTAACAACGTCTAGACCGATCATAGGGCGAGATGTGGTAAACAAACCTAATTTATTGTCTCTCATCCTATCATGATATGCGGCTTTCTTGTCTTCCGGGTAATTACCTTGACTATCCTCACCGCCAAAGGAAACGAGCGTCGTGTAATCCCGAAGCGCCTCGGCGTTGGCGATGATCGGGTTCTCAGCCGTAGCCAAGCCCATCCAGCTACTTGTCTGACCGTAGATAGCGTCTTGCAACGCCCTAGCCCTAGTGCCCTCTGAAGCTCCCATATAAGCATCGTAAGCGACCGGATTGAATGTCTTATAATAATTCAACCTCTCATCCGTATTAATACCTCCATAAGAGCCATCAGTTCCTTGGCGCTGATAACCGAAATAGTTAGGATCATTGTTGAACCTATTCTCGATCGGGCGGAAAGTTAATTTACGACCGAACAAAGACGTGCCTCCTATCTCCATCTTCTGGCGAATACCAGCCACTTTCTTAAGCAGCTCTTTCTTAGCCTCAGCTATATCCTCCTCCGTAAGACCGTATTCTTTCATGGATCTGGATATGATGTTATCTATCTCACCTCCCTTGGCGAAATACGTATCCTCATCCTTCTTCATCTTCCGGTCTTCCTGCTCCTTGTATATGACATTAGCGAAGTCCGTAAACCTTCCCTCTAAGCCATTAACGGTATCGTTACTATCATTTATAGCCTTAGATAATACAGAGGCGTTTAAACGCCTTGTATTCTCGTCATCTATCTTATCGTTTTTCTTCAGCTTCTCCAGCGCCTTTTTCTGATCATCGTAAGCCGATTTAAGACCGATCTTAGCCTTATACCTGTCCATTAACGTAGCATACGTATCCTTAGGCGTGGCTTTGATCCCATACGTATCTCTGATGTATTTAGCGAAATCCGGCTCTATGGTTGTGTCGTCGGTAATAACCTTCGTTCCCTGCTCCAAGGAAACGGGGGTTCCACCATCGGCGTGCTTCTGCCCCATAGCCTCCATCGGCGCCTCTCCGGGCTGCGTCACGTACTCACCCTTCTCGACCTCTACGTTGGCTTGATCTTCCATCGACTTAGGTAACGGATACAGATACTCACCGGTAAGGCTTCCGCTATCGAACCTATTATTAGGTCCTAGATAAACGCCCCCGCCATCCTTGTACTGCATCTGGGATTGCCTTCTTTGTCTGGCCTCACGCTCCTGAGCCAACCTGATATTGGTACGAGTACCTTTCTCAGACGCTATCCCAGAAACCACGTTACGAGCCAATCCCATGATACCACTAATTCCTGAGGCTATGGTGGTTATCGTATTAGCTGTTTTAGCCCCGGTGAATAAATCTCCATATCCCTCGCTTCTCATACGCCCTATACCACGACCCATCTGAGTGAATCTAGACCCTATATCATCAGCGCCATAGTAAGGGATGGTGGTAAAATCAAAAACATCCGTCTCGCCTGAACCGGTCTTAGACTTATCAACATCGTTAACAGTTATGTTATTAAGCGTAATACCATTGTCCTGATAATTCTCAGCTATACGTTGCAAACTACCCTTGAAGCTAGCCGGAAACACATTATCCTGATCAAAAGCATTAGCATATTTAGTCCTCAACTGATCTGGAGTATCCAAAGAATATATCCCTAGCGGATTGACCGGCGCGGGTAATCCTTGGTTGGTATTCACCAAAGGTTCTATACCTAACCCTTGTATACCGTCCATATTACCAAGCATATACGACCCGACTTCCCCGGCCTCTTGATATTTAGGTATCTTCCTCTTGATTACATACTTGCTCATGTCTAATTAATTTCGTTCTGACACAAAGATAATCTAAAAAAACGGAGACTCACCATTTATATAACGATGAGTCTCTTTAACACTAATATTTTAAAGCCGCAACAGGATTACCCCATTTCTTCTTCCATTCATGTCCAAGATAGTCTATAAGCTTATCATAAGTATCTATAAAGCCCCCATCTATAATGCCGGTAATAACATTCTCTATAGCCACTATATCATTCAACTGATTCTTTGTGGCCATATTTCTTATCCCACTCTCATGTTTATTAAACACTATAAAATTAATAGCTTTAGCAACTCTTGATATCCTATCAGACAACTGACTCTTATCATTAACCAATCTAGCTACAGATGAACTCATTTTGATATAAGCTTCTCCGGCGGCATTCCTGTCCTCTATAAATCCATCATGTAGCCATATTATCACCTTGGCATATATTTCTGGATCCAACTCCAATGCTACCATAACAAAAAAATACGGATTGACATACCATTTCTGCCCTTCTCCCTTTCCTCTTCGGTAAGCCATGCCGTATTTTTTAAGATCAGTTATCTTATTGATTTCCAATACATAATTTTGTACTGTAAGATTTCTTACAGTACATATATTGCTTATACTCAATTCTTTAACAAGAGCCTTCATCTTTTCCTGAAAACCATTTGTGGAGAACAAATGATCAAGTCTCCTCGACTCTAATCCCATAGATTTGCGTTTTTCATTTAAAGCCTCCATAACTTCCGTTATACACACAAACCCGTCCTTGGACATAACAGAAATGTTCCTACCTAATAATTCCCTACTCTCTGATGATAAAATCAAATTACTTTTCATATCTTTACTAAAAGTTTTTAATTAATAAATGCGCCTATCCGCTCGTGATGAGTAGGTAGGCGCACAAATATAAATAATAAATTACACAATTACAAACTATAAAACAATGAAATTCAATTTATAACATATTGTAATTATTGAACAGTACTAAATTCTTTTCACGAACAACGAACCTAAGGCTTTCACCATGTCATAGAAACCAGCGGAGCTGAATCCTACAGCCACTCCATATAATAAAGCTTCCCACCATTCACTACCTACCAACAATGGGGATACCTGAAGAAACCACGCCAAGATACATGTCAACATGCCAATAACAATAGCCGATAGGATCTTAGCCCACTTGTGGGTATCGATATACGGTACTACCTTAGCTAGCTGGGTAGCTGACATCGTGACGAAAGCCATGATACCGGTAAAGGTAGTCAGATCAATAGTAATAGCCCCTTCTGATGGGATTATCTCCTGCGCCATCAAAGCGAATGGTGTCAATAACATAACGAATAAAAACAACAATCTTTTCATATCTAAAAACGTTTAATGATTTCACAAATGTAACATTAATTTTGAGATCTACTCATGCCTTTTATGTTAAGGCTTAATCCCGGTATCATGTTAAGTACCAACTGCCTTTTCGCCTGCTCCCTACGCATACGCTCGGCTTCCGCTATCTGCGCCTCTGACTGTGGATCATTCTTAATGTTATTAGCGATACCCTCTATAGTTTTCTTGTTAGCGCCAGATTGAGCTAGCATCTTATATAACAGATCTTGACCCTCCTTCTCCCACCAACTATCCATGGTAGGGCGAGAAGCCAAAGAAGGATCGGCGGGGGCTACCGTCTCAGGTACGGGCTGCTGACCTCCGTCCCCCGTGCTCGAATCCCGCTGTCCGAACTCGTATCTCATTGGCTCGTTCTCAGGAACACCATACCTATTAGCGAACATATCAGCGAACTCAAATCTCTTCTCATTTCTTAAGGTCGATCCAAGAGGCCTACCGTATCCTTGATTCCATGCCACGGTAGCGTCCTTGTAGTTGACGGCGTTATCGAAATCGGATTTAGAATACATATAGTAATTATATACATTACCTTGAGCGTCCTTGTCAAAAAACTTTCCTTGATTGATGTAATTCCAACCTAACCCCGGGACCTTGCCTTGATACTCATCCACGAGATAATCCAACTGCTGTGTCAATGTCGGTTTCTTCCCATACCTGCGCTGTAGCTCCTTCTTCCTCGGTCCAAGCCATTGTTGGATGCCAAAATCACCGGCGGCTCCTAGGGCTTTGGTGTCCCCTCCGGACTCGGCGGCGATGTTCGATAGGATGCCGATAGCTTGAGTTTGTGGTATCCCTTTCTTTTCTGTCAGATAGTCCCATATCTCATCATACACAACCATCTTACTATCCTCTGATCTACTAGGATCAATAACGTATTTACCGGCACCATAATCTCGTTCTGTATTTACCGGACCTCCATCCTCCTTATCCTCCAACTTATTCTTAGACATAATAGCGTTACGGATAAGAGCATCCTTCCCGCTTTCCAGAAGAGGATTATGATCCTCAAACGACCCTCTCTCCTCAAACTTATCGCCTATAGCGTCTAGTACATTTGTGGCTACGTTTACAGGAAATTCCTGATCGTCACCATGAAAATCGTATACGTCATAGACACCTAACCTTCCATCCGGACGCCTATAAATTGTAAAATTACCAAATCCTGACAATGGGGTAAGATCACCAGCAGCTTCGGGATAAAAATCGTATTCAGAAAAAACCGTAGGCTTTCCAGATCTTACCGAATTACGATTCTTCTCAAAAACATCTACCCATTCTCTAGACTTTTTCAAAAGCTTCAGCCTACCATAAGCATCATCTGTAGCCGGCTTATCAGAGCCATATATTTCTTGCTCCGTATCATGTATTTTCTTATCTAACCTCTTTATCTCATCCTTAGTGTCACGATTGAACATCTTCTCAATATCAGTAATGACATTATCAGGAATCCGTATCTCCTTATTATTGCCATCTAGATTATTAGGTTGAGATAAAAATCTCGCCCATAGTTGATCGCTATATTCATCAACGTTAGCCTTCCCGTTTCTGCCATATATAAACTCATTGACCTTGTCAGGAAGGCTAGCATTTGAGGCTACCACATCAGGGGTGACATTCTCGTACAACCTCCTTCTTATGGCGTTACCTATGATGTCTTTTAAATACGAAGCTCTATCAGATACATCTTGTCTTACATACATAGGATCATTACCAGTAGGACCTCCTTCGGCTTTCCGCTCAATTTTCTCTCCCCATAGCCCATATTTCTCCATGGGCCATATGCCGTCTATGGCATCCACATAACCAACGGGATACTCCCCGTCCAGACGCCGGTTTCGCCGCTCGTCCGCCGGGTACAGGGCGTTGGCCAACGGATGCGTGATATGACCCAACCCCTTATCCTTGGAACTCGACATAGCATCCACCACAGTCCGATATACAGGTCTTAATTTCTCAGGTAGATATAATCCCGCCTCATCAACCAACTCACCGATCTTCTTATTTATACCCCTGAGGCTGAAATTATAATTACCCATACCGTTATTCAACGGGGACAATGTACCTCTTATCCCATTCATGCCTTTAACTGCGGCTCCTCCGCTAAGGATATCAAACTCCGGGGACACGTTTCTCAAAGGACTATCATCCATACCTCTGAAATACATAGGACGCTCGCCATTGACAACCCGGTTAAGATCCTCCTTATATAAATCCTTTATCCACGATGGGATTTCCTCCGGTTTATTCTTCTTAGACATATATTACGTTTTTCACAAAGATAACCATAATATCATAAGCCTAAAAACACGAAACGGGTACATAATAAATCATGTACCCGTTTATACGCTAATGCATGTGATAAGCAGCCAAGGCTCCTTTAGCTTTCTCCTTAGACTTGTACTTAGCCGGCCATAATTTACCGGTCTTGTTACTGACCACTCGCCAATCACTCCCTACTTTCTTGATACATCCTGATTTCGGGCATTTGCCCTTCTTTTTACTGCTAGTTTTCCCTGCTGCCATAACATCAAATATTTAAAGGTATATAATCACCTCAATAAACTTTCTCATCGTTGCTAAACCAACGTACTATCATCTTGAACCGGCTCTCAATGTCATTCACAAACCTAGCCAAGAACCAATCGCCACGAAGACGATCCCGCCACCTCCGATGATAATCGACAGCCCTAGGGTCGATCTTCCGGTCAATGTCATTCACATCCTTGATCCATACCGGGAGGTTATTAGTATCGTCTTTGACCTCGTTAAAATAGTCATTTATATTTATCTTCTGATCAACCTCCGTCACCAGTATCTCACGGCTATCGTCATTGGTTACAGGATACCTTAACCGCTGGCTCATATCGTTCTTGTCAGCGATAACCATCCGAAGCTCACCGCTGTTGTTGGTATCGTTATAAAACCATGCCTTATTGAATCCGGTAGTCCTAAGAATTTGGTAATTAACCTCATCCTGATACCTTCTGGCATCCATCCTATATTGGTAGTTCGTGAGGATCTTATTCACATACTGCTCACGTACCGGTACCTCTATAACGAACGGATATAGCTTACCGTAAAATACTTGATACGATTGGTTGGTCAATCCATGAGACCATAACCCTATCTCCTGACTTTCACTTGAGTAGTTCTTTCCGGACTGGAAATAATGCTGGTGCTCGATATAATAATCAGGGGTGTAGGATAAATATGATTTCCACTCACCCTTCAGGCAGTTATACCCAACGGTGAACGAAACGTCCGTGAAATGGCTGGTGTCCTGCAACTCCACCGCCTGTCCGTTCCTGTAGAACCGGCCGCCACGGAATTGGTACTCGCTCGGATTCCCTACCGGTATATAATCCTTCTTGGTTATCAGAACTCTCTTGAACCGATTGTCCCAGCCCATGGATAGCCCTATACCAAAGAACTTGTTATCGATATCGTAATAAGACAACTCAGCGTCCGTATCAGCGTTATATATCCGGCTGCGGATGATCTTCATCTGAAGATGCTCCTTAAACCAGTTTCTAAGCCCCGGTGTGACCTCCGTAAGATTCCTACCATTAGAATCTACCTTAAACACCTGACCACGCCTTAAATCGACCCAAAAATGCCCAAACTCGCAACTGATCATATCCCGGCTCTGGGTCCCGGAATATCCTAACGTCGTATTATTATACTCGATACCACGAGAGGCGAAAAGACCACCTGTCCCTAGCTCGCTACTCTCCGGGGATATTCTCTCCGCCAACACGTCTATGGCATTGTACAACCCTACCTGATTCTCAAAACGAGCCAGTATCTGATCCGACTCTATCCCTTTCATGCTTATAAGTTTCCCGAAAGATGTCTTGAACTCATGGTAATCCATAGGCTTGTACGACAGCCAAGGATCGGTCATGCCGTTCTCCGACACGTCGGCGGTGCTCCATATGACGCCGTTGGGTCTTTGGTAAGCGCAGTCCCAAAAATTGCTATCATACGTCTCTGGTAATGACCTTCCGCCTAGCGTAAAACGATTCTTATACACAGGACTTATCTTAAACACATTATCCCTTGATATAGGGACATTACGCTCCTGAGTCCATGATATATAATCCCCTACCTCCGGATAAAACCCCTCGTAAGGCTCAGGCCCGGCTATACGGAAATTGCAATTGATCTCAGACTCCACAAGAAACTGAGGTATGCCATAGAAGTATAGGAAGAAACGACCGCCAAGATACATATCTCCGGTCTTGCAAACCATCTCATAAGCGCTCTTCCGGCTAGGGAAAGAGTATAGCGATCCGGTATCCGTATCGGTCTTATTAAGATAATCCTCCCCGGTATCGTAATTGACGAAATAACGGGGATACCCGATGTTTCGATAATCGTAATAAGGGAATGGTATCATGTCCCCCTGACCGAACTGAGTCAAGTAAAACATAGGCATCTTCCTCTTAAGTGAGAATCTTGATATAAATACATCACCTCCAAAAACAGGTTTACGCTTATTCTCATCCATCAACCCGCAACCGCCTAACGATACCCACCTGATATCCTCTATCTGCCCGTATTGAGCCGGAGAATATTTCTTTATCCTCATATAAGGACAGGATACGAAAGATTCACGTGTCATAAAATGAGGCGTCATACCAGCCACCTCATCGTTACGAATATTACACTCATCCTGAATACGACTGGTATCGTAACTTGAAACCAACTCCGGATATTCAAGCATATACTTATCCATACCAAATGACATGAACAACGAATGCTCACGATCGAGGTTGTTTATGATAATAGGCTTACCACCTACGGTTCCCCCTTGTGACGAGATGTCTGTAACCGGATACAACCCGCTCTTGATATATTTGGCCGTTGACAATCCACGTAGCTCCGACGCCCCTATTTTTTGGTAAAATAAATTATAATGAGCGACAGAAGTATAATAATAAGCATAGTTCCGTCTAGGTCCCCTATCTATCAATGCCGTTAACCACTGATACCTATACTTGCCTATATCCACCACGGACTGGGCTGTGGCCTTGGCGATACCTGTAGCCAGACGGATAGCCGTCAGCGCTATGCCGACAGGGTTGGCTAAAAAGAACACACCTCCACCGACATATTGCTGTGAAGCCGACTGATATGTATACTCAGCTATAGCGGATATTAAATTAGCCATAGCCTCCACCGTAGCCAATGATGTTGCCATACTATAAGCCTTACTCCCTAATATCGTCCATTTAGGGTGATCCTCCACCTCCCTGAATATACCTGAGGATTTACCTAATTGATAACCATCAACAAGGCACTCAGTGGGAGCGTCAGGCTTGTTAAAGGCAATATCAGGACTTAAGAATGAATACCAGATATTACCCTTCCTGTTAAACGGATGCGTTATAAATTTCTCACGATTAATATCCTTATAGATATACATATCATCAGACAAATCGTTGTAAGGGTAATTAGGATAAAGGTTAGCCGATCCGTCGGGATCATCGTACTTAAACATATCATAAGCCAGACCGGTCCCGATAACGCTCTTATCCAACGTCCTATCGCCCCTATACAACTCATATCCTATTATAGAATCTCTTCTAGCCTTATCTATAAGACCGTTCTCTACCGCTATATCCAGAAACTCATTAACGATATCGTCATCAAGCATCACCCCCATAGGATAAATATAGGAGTCAACTCCATATTGACCGGTCAGTTGAGACGGATTACCCATGAAAGGAGCGACAGAGTTATCCGGAAACTTGTAATGACGTATAGGTCTCTGACAAAACGTGGTTGACGTATTGGGGTACTCAGCGTTATCCCCATTACCGGTGAAATAAGACTTACCCCCAACTGATTTAGGAGACCCATAGTATTTCGTCAAAGAATCTATTATGTCCTTCCTCTTTGATCCTCCCGATGATATCCCGATCTTGCTTGAATCATACAACTCAAAATTAGCCGGATACTTATTGGCAGACTCCCAATATCCGAAATCACCGTACTGATATGGTCTGGGAGCGCAATCAGCGGGTTTATCTCCACATGAGATACATTTCGCCTCATAGGTAACAAATCTTCTTAATTTCAATTCTTTCGTAAAGAAGAATACGTATTTCACCTCCAGTGGCCGAATGCCAAAACAGAACGGGGCGGGGAAGATGGCGGTGCCGGCCGTATAGAATCCGGCAAGCTCCTTCATGTCCTGCCTCATGGCGAAACCGGTGAAGAACACGCATGCCGCAGGCTCGATGCAAACATATATCTTATGGAAAGTAGTCTTGTCATCATTCCAGAACAAGTACTTTGGCATCATAAATATCTTATGATCCACGTAATTCACTATAACACCTTTCTTGGCATCATTAGCCAAAGGATTAGGAGCCACGGTACCTTCCTTGTCCGAGAAAAACGTTATACGAACCTTATTGTATGATGATGAGTCGCCGATCGGATAATTATAGTTACCCATCATCTCTATATACATAATACCGTTATCAGGATCGGATAAACCACTTATGTATTTCTCATAATCCAACTCCACCCATCTGGCGTATGAGGATACATGTGAATAGAACTTGAAATAAGTCAAGTTACTTCTACCGAACCAATTGGTCTTGGCGTCAATATCATTCTGCACAGACACACGACCTTCCCAGTCAGTAGTTATACCGGTATTAAACTTAGAATTATCACCATCGCCAAAAAGACACATGGCGTTCTCGATACCAAACTGACTCTCATATTGGGGGAAATAAGCCTCCATCGTATCCATTAACTGATCAAGCATCGTCTCCGTATGCTTCTTTCCTTCCCATCCGGGATATTGATACAAATATGTGCACTTACCCAATGACCTACCCCCTTGGAATGTAGGAAGTTGAACATCGTTAATAGTAGGATTCACATGAGGATCACCTACCGAGCACCCATTAGTACATATACCCTCATCATATAACTGCCGGACATTAGACATATCCTGACACAAGACCAAAGCGGAGGAGTCTATATCAGACGGGAATTTATCCTCATCCTGACCATCCAACCATTCCTGAACCAGATCTATGATATTCTTACCTCCACTGGAGTAATTATCGAAATCACACAATACAGAGAATTTCCTTTGTGACTCGGCGTTACTTTGTATTAATGTCGTAGGTTCGGTCTCCACGTAATCACTAGCCAGCTTATACGTAAAATCAATCCTAGAATCCACCAAAGAGTTTTTATCCAATATAGTCCTGGTCTCTATCCTCTCGATATCATCACATCCACCAGGGAAATCGGGAGCCTTTATACCGTCTTGATCCTCCGGCAATGATATAGCAGCGCATAACTCGTCAGTAATACCTACATTAGATTCTATGATATCACACAGGTTCTCTATATTATCAGCGATATAATCAATAGCATCATCTACCGTAACATCTTCCCCCATCGTATTGATAACGAATTGGGTCTCTCCTACCGTGGCATATTCCTGCTCTACATATCTGAGCTGCTTGACATCTAACTGATTCTTACATTCTCCTCCAAAATCATCAAATCCCCAAGATGGGTCGTTTATGATCTTTGCCGTATTCTTAAACTGCCAAAGATGACGGCGGCTGTTCCCCGCGCACTGCGGGTTGTTCTCCAGCACCGACGCAGCCGACAGGTCGTCAGAGTTACCGTCCTCATCAACGATAACCTCCATCTCCTCCCTTGTGGCCGGACGAGGGATAAGCGGGAATCTAGCCGTCCTGTATCCTGTATTGGTAAAGAATCTTATACCCAACGGATATACCTCGTCACGCATGAAAGAGGCGTATTTAGAGCAAGCCACACCGTCTTTATACAAATTCTCCGTGGCTATAGATGTCTGCCATTTAACGAAATGACCCAAGAAGTTAACGACCGGTTGAAGATTCCATTCGTTCTCCACGGTCAAGCCGTATTGAAGAAGACGATTCCCGACAGACGTCATGCCTCTGGCTGTCTTATATACCGGTATTTCCTTGGATAACTTCTCCATGGTCGTACGCTCGCTATATTGATCCGTAAGATAATAGATAGTCCTTTCCGTTATCGGATGTATACCTTCTATGAAATACTCAAGAACCGGGCTTTGCTCACCATTAAACCCAACCGTGTTCTGTATAACACCTATCTTATAATGAGATACCTGCTTATCTATATTAGACACGGTAAGGCGGATACCCATGTTGGTTGACTTACCCCATAAACCATCGCGGATAACCATATCTTGACGATCGAATAACATGATTGGGTTGGTCAATGAGCAATATCCGGTCTTCTCAATCCCGAACTCATCGCACAACGCCACGCAGAACTGGTAGGTCCCGGCACGCAGGCTCCCCCCGAACTCCACGACCTCAGGCTCCACGCACGGGGCCGTCAGCAACGGGAACACCAGCAGCTTCTCGCAGGCCAGCCTACACCTCTCTATTGGTTTGTCATCCCCACATGTCTTATACCCATGATAATGATACCAAAAGTCACCATCATCATCCGGATTAAGAGCCTTATCGACCATAACATATCGCTGGGGATTATATCCATCGGTCCAGTATATCACCTTCCCGCATTTCTCGTCCTTGATCTCTATATCGAAGATCGGATGATGAATGGAGAAATTAAGACAAGGGTCATCAACCCAGTCCTCTATCAGGACCTCCATCAAATCACATATCTCATCAAAACGACCATCCGACTCCTCAAGCCTCTCGCCAAGGATACGATGGATGTCCTTTCCCGATCCAGCCAATTGATCCTCAACGGTCTTGATATAATCCAATGACCGCATGAACGTGATCTTAGACGTATTATCATCCGGATTAGATAGAAAGAAATAAGTGTTATCACCAGCTATATCATTCTTATACCCAATAACCTTATAGCCATCGAATCGCTTACATAAAAGGGTACTAGGCTCGTTCTGGATCTTTAGCTGGCTTCCATCGTCACCCTCTATGGTAGCGTTCAAGGCGAAACTATATTCAGACGGGGATAGATCCTGTGGATGCTTATCCCTGTTCATCCCGGAGTCGGGAACCGCTATGTTAGAATTGTTCTGCACGATGTTATGTTTTTCGCAAAGATAACAAATCCGGCGGATAATCACTTACACGCCGGATCTTAACAAAAACTGTACGTATTATGCTAAAACATTCAAATCACACGAATATAAAAAAATCCTCCTAACTTTCACAAGTCAGGAGGAAGACTAAACACTTAAAACGTCTCGTGGTAAAGCACAAAAACATAATAATTACGAATTTCCACCCATGTAGTTCGATTGCTTATCGGCATCCTCTACAGATATGTAAAAGAAACCGTTAGTCACGTATCTCTCATTGACATCCACAAAATCAGTAGATCCTTTGTCCACTCCTTTCTTCGATCCCTCATCACACACAGCTACCAGACTATTAAAGTCATTGGAATAACCTACGACTACACCGTGTATATCCCGATTTCGAGGATCGAATACGTACCTCATCTTATACCTATCGTAAGCTAACTCTAAAGAGCTTTTGCTTAGCCTCTCATCTAATCCGGCACCCGCTACCAAAGCCAAAACGCTCTTTGATATGTCACTCATGGTGGTATCCTTGGCCGGAGCCTTAGGCATAGAAACGCCTTCCATGACAAAATCCAACGCCTTATCTAAAAGCTCGTCGAAATCATCATCTCTTATATAATCCTTAAGCACCTCCAGTATATATAACCGGACATGGAGTTCGTTATTTACATCATTCAATGTGACCATAATACTAGTTTTCGGCAAAGCTAGATTATTCCTGCACAATAAAAAATCAAATATGTCATAAGTAAAGGACTAAAAAATAAAAAACTCCCCCATCCTCACGGACGAGAGAGCTGATAAATATTTGTATTATGAAAAAGAACAATCACTCACCTATTCTTACAATACAGTCACGAGATTCCTTGTTATAGATCATCGTGCCTACCTTAGAATACAAGGTCTTTATATTTTGCCAATTATCCTCACCATGGGCGGATACGTTGGTAGGGGCATCACCAGTATAAACCTCCTCGCCTCCGATATTGACAAAATCATATCCACGTTTCTCCATCGTACCTCCCTTATATGCCGTGAACCTGATAGTGACATTACCTTTCTCACGACCACCATACCAGTTACCGTATATACTGCACCTGATCTCAAGAGGTAATTTATCGTAATTATCGCCATCCAACAACGGCCCCATCTGGATCAAAGCGGCCTCATTACCTGATTCCATATTATCACCACCGTGGATAAGATAATCACCTACCCGTTCCTGCGTGGTCTGGTACTGTTTACTCCAACCAACCAGCTTGCCGTCCACGTCCGGGAGGCCGGTGTTATCGAAACCAGTTGCCGTATCAAAGTCAATGCCGTCCTCGTCAGCCCAGATATACCTAAGAACAAGGTAATCGAACTCCGGGATGATCACCACCGGGACGGACTCCTGCCTGCACACGAACGTCTTCTCCTCCTTGGTGTCTTCTTTTATAACCTTGTATGTCACCTGACGTATCTCGCCAGTCTCGTTAATATCAGCGGTAACCTTAACCTCGGCAGGGCCAGTACCACTTGTCTTATCTAAATGTATCCAATCTGCCATATCATCGTATTATGTTAAATTATTTTAATATACTTGTTAAAGGTGTTAGGCCACATCCGCTCATAAGACAACATCCTCCTCCTGTTATCCTCAGCTAGTTCCCGATAATCATTCAAGGTAATCATCGACATCTTAAGCTCCTTCATGGCCCTAGAGAACTTACCCGGCTCCTGCTGGGCGTATAGTTTATAAGCATCACCAGCCCCTTGTATCAAACCGTTCACGGCAGCGTTCTCAAAGATCTTCATCTTAATATACGTCTCGACATAATCCTCAAGGTATCCTAACGCCGTTTCAGGTATATATGGGAGACCGTCATCGTCCTTAGGCGTAGCACGATATATGATATAAATAAATCCATCAAACCCGGTATACATAGTATTGCCAGATATAGTTATATCATAATTATCCCAATCGTACTTATCCCGATACTTGTCGGCGGCGCAATCACGCCTCAACCCACGACCTATGGATAACCTTACGGGATGATGATAATGGAAACGAACCTCGTGAGACCCGATATATATCTTCTCCGTGATCGTCTTCTCAAACTCCTCCTTACAGCACTCCGTGCAGGAGTTCCAACGGAAGCCGCGCTCGGTGCGCTCGACCCAGCCGATCTCGTGTTGGAGGTCAGCCTTAGCCTTGTCGCCGCCCGGAATCTCACAGACAAGAGGCTCACACCTATAGGCATCAAGCATGTCGAAAAAATCGGAAGGCAATACCGCCTGTTTGTTGCTGGTCTTGACAACCGCCTCTGACATGACCGCTATAACACCCCCGAACCTTTTCAAGGCGATCTCAGCCCACCTATAAACAGACGAGGTATCTATAGCCCCGCTATCATCGTATTTATGTAAATCGGCCTTGATCTCGGCCAATAGCCCTTTTATCGTCATATTTAAGTCTTTTGCACAAAGATATGTATTTGAATCCGTGATACAAAAAAAATCCAGTCTACCCTCACGGGCTAACTGGATCACAAAAACTTCTACAGTTTGTAAACCCATTTAACTCCAAATACCTTACTCTCCGATTCAACCTCCCGGTACAAGAACTTATATCTCCTACCTGATTCCATAGCCAACCTACACTCCCTGTTCAACGCCGGAGAAATATAGAGATGGAAATACTTGTTCCGAGGCATAAAATCAATACACGTATGGACATAAGAATATCCACCCGTTCCACGTCTGTTAATAGTACCGGTAAGCTTATTCAGATATATCTTACGATTAGGATTTATCTTATGGCACAGATAACCGATGTTGTTTATATAAACCCCACCCTCATTATCCAGATACTTATCACGTATGACCTTCCATATCAAGGACTGACATTCGAGAATATCATTCTTGTCCACGATCGTATGTTTCCTTCTCTTGCCGTTCTTAGACATAATAGATCTATAGAATCGAAGAAAGTATTGATCAAGTATTTTAAACGACTTTGTTTTCATGTCGCAAATATAATAATTTCATCCTTATTCAAGAAATATTTGGCAAGTTTTGGTGTAAGTGTAACACAGAGACTAGCGCAGGAAAAAGCCAACGCTATGGAATGCGATTGCCCCAAAACATGGAGCTTGCGTTTGTATCCAAGAATCCCATTTGCTTTAGTGATGGGAGTATGTCAAATAAACCTAAGATCTCTTTTCTTAGTATGATTAAGTATCCTACTGATATGCCTTGTACTAAAACCTGTTTTGTCTTTTATCTTATCATAGATATAACCAACCTTTGGATACGTAAGCTGACATATCTCCTAGATCTTTTATAATCTTGTCATACATATCATGCACCTCATTATATCTTATGATAGAGCTGTCTCTCATCCCTCTTTCGCCTATACCGTCAACTATGACGTTATTGAAACCGAAGAAATTAATTATTGATCTTATTATATCCATCATCACTGAATCTTTTGAGTTTTCTTGTTAATATCCATATCCGGGTTCTCATCCGTAGGGATCTGCAATTTGGTTACAGTTTCCCTTAATGTTTCGGAAACCACATATTCAAGAAGTTTGTCTGGGCATATGAAATCATAATCCCATTGAGATGTACATGGCTTATCTTTTTCAGCTCCACACCCGGATAACTCTAAAGCCGCTTTTCTATCCAAGGTAATAAGATCCACGTTTATAGCCTCTATGTTAATATCTGGTATATAGATATAACCATCATTGACATAGTAATAATATTGATCTATATTCCCATATTTACGTTCCTTATTGTTCGCATATTTTCTTAATGATATGGAGGTAAATATAATATCATCCATAATATTTGACACCTTAATGATAGCAGGTCCTATACGGGTATATATCATATCGGGCAATCTTTTCTTGGATCTCATGAGTACCCTGCATAGTTTAAACTCATCAAAACAACAATCAATTTTCCGAACCCTCTCCATCTCCATGCAATTGATATGAGTATACAGTGATTCCTCGCCGAACAAGGTTCCATCAGCATACTTCTGGGCTATATATGATCTTGCCTTTTGTCTTCCTATGGATAATATCCACCTCCTACTGACATGGGCGTCCTTGCTTATGGAGTTCATGTCATTTATGATCCTAGATACAAACTCTGAATTTTTCATGTAGCGAGATATTAAGGAGGGGATATGCCCCTCCGGTTATTACTTCTTTTTCTTAACCTTACCTCCGCATTTCATTTGAGGTTTCTTTTTCTCAGAGGTCTTGCCTCCATTAGCCATTTTCTTTTTCTTAGTACATGCCATAGCGTTATGTTTTAATATTAATGTTACAATATTAATGATTTTAGTCGATAAACAAATAAAACGTATTAAGGAAGATATAGACTCATCATGATCCGACGATCACCTTCAAGCTGACGGTATCTCTTACGCTAATGGCTTGGCGCAGGCCGATAGATGCGATTGCCCGGAGCCAACAAAGACGTGG